GGGTACGGGGACGGGGACGGGGCCGGGTACGGGGCCGGGTACGGGGACGGGTACGGGGACGGGGACGGGGACGGGTACGGGGCCGGGGCCGGGTACGGGGCCGGGGACGGGGCCGGGGACGGGTACGGGTACGGGGACGGGTCCGGGTCCGGGGACGGGTCCGGGGACGGGTCTTACTGGTCCAAGACCATCAAATATTTCTCTGCGCGATGGAGCGCCACGCAACGCGCGAGATTAGCCGAGCTGGAAAAGCTCGGAGCAAAGATCGCGTTCTGGCGGTCTGGTGACGACGGGCGAGCGTGCAACGGTGGCAGCAATAATCCTGTTGCCCCAGGAGTCGTCGAAACATCACCGGGGCCGCTCTCGTTGTGTGAGCGCGGAACGCTACACGCAACCCTTATCCCGCCGAAGTGGAAAGGTTCGCGCTGGTGGATTGTCGCTCTGATCGGGGAAGTCGTTGGGGACGACGAAAAGTATGGGGCGCTGACTCGCGAAATTATCGGTGAAGCGCTATGAATTCTCGCCCCTCCCTCCGCGACTACGCCATCGGCATCGGGTTCCTTCTGTTCCTGATCCTGGGCTCGGCTGAATGGGTGACGATCTAATGGACTGGCAGCCCATATCCGAGACTCCCGTGAAGGGCTCGCGCATCCTCGTGTTCACTCCGGTTTGGGGCCACACCAGATACCGAGTCATCGATGCGGAACTGTTGCCGACGCTAACCGAGGCTACTCATTGGACGAACCTGGAGCCGCCTCCCGAGTATTGGGATAAACCGGAATGAACGCAGAACTAAAACAGAAGTGGCTCGCGGCTTTGCGGAGTGGTGAGTACAAACAGTGTAGAACCTCGCTGCGGAAACAAGATAACAGCTTTTGCTGCCTTGGAGTCCTATACGACGTATCGGGAACTTCCTGGGAACCTCGTCAAGATTTTGGAGATTACATATCTAGCGATGGGGAAGTGGTATTCCTGAGTGAAGAGATGTTAGCGGCAACCGGAATCTCTCAGGACGAACAGAACATCTTATGGCGGATGAACGATCGAGATAGGGCCTCGTTCTCCGAGATAGCCGACTACATCGAGCAACACCTATGACCCTGCGCCACATCATCAGTGGAACCTACTGCGATCGGAATCAGCGCCCATGCCCTACAGACGATCGCGGGAAGCTGCGGTGCGATTGCGTGATAGACGACGAGGACTCCGCTATCGAGCAAGCCGAGAAGCGTGCTGATTCGTATTTTATTGGGTACGCCGAACCATGATGGACGACTACCTAATCGAAGATCTCGCCACCGCTATCGTCCTAGCCGAAGAGAACGGCGAGCACACGCTAGCCAACCTTCTGCTGAGGGCGGCAACTGCGATCGACTGGCTGATGGATGAACTTGTACGGGCGCGGGGGATTCCGACGCTGACCGAAGTGGAGGAAGTATGACTATCAAACAGATTCGCGCCGAACTAGCAAAGCGATTGAAGGCTATGGAGCGCGAGCGTGACGCAATGAGAGATCTTGAAGAGGAAGTTGCCGATCATGGCGACCGTCTGGACGAAGCGTGCAGTTCCCTGCAAGACGCAATCGACCGCCTGAGCGAAGTCGTATGAACACCTTCACCCAACTCCTATCCGAACACGCCGAGTCGCCGACTCTGCTTTCGTGTCACGAGGTAGAACTCGTACTTGCCTGGTTTGCCGAGCATCCGAACGACTTCGCCGACGCGCTGTGTGACGACCAAGACGAGATTCTACGCCTGTTGAAGTCAGGTGACGATGCAGAAGTCGGCGTGATCGTTCGTCGTGCTCTGGTTCGAGCTGCGCCTGTTCAGGAGCTTTGGCAGCGGGCTCGCGACGATTACAAATGGGATATGGACCGAATGCCGATAGGTTAATGGAGAACAACGTGAGCGCAAACAAAGAAGTGACGACGCTACCTGAGCCGACCGACATGACCCCGATGCAGATGCTACAGGTAGCAATCTCCAGGGGCGTAGATACCGAGCAGCTAAAGCAGCTCATGCAGCTCGAACGCGAGTGGAAGGCTGACCGAGCCCGCGATGCCTTCGTGTCGGCCATGAACGACTTTCGCGCCGAGACTCTTCAAGTCATCAAGACCAAGGAAGTCTCGTTCGGGACCACGAGCTACAAGCACGCGACGCTCGCAGATATTGTGGAAGTCGCCGCCCCGGCATTGAGCAAGCACGGCCTGTCCCATCGGTGGGAGACATCCCAATCCGAGAACGGAGCTATCACCGTCTCGTGCATCGTTACGCACCAGTTCGGGCACAGCGAGCGAACCACGCTCACAGCCGCGCCTGATAACTCCGGGGGCAAGAACAGCATTCAGGCAATCGGTTCTGCCGTGACCTACCTGCAACGCTACACATTCATGGCGATCACCGGACTTGCCGCAAAGGACCAGGACAATGACGGCGGCAAGCCAAATGATTACCAGCGGATCACGGAGAAGCAAGCGGCTGACCTTCAATGCCTGATCGACGAGGTCGGAGCAGACAAGGCCGTGTTCCTCAAGTGGGCCAAGGTCGAGAAGTTGGAGGACGTGAACGCCAAGGCATACGCCGGCTGCGTGAAGATTCTGGAACGGAAGCGCGCGGAATGAGCATCGAGATTTTCGACGAAGTAGCCCAAGGCACGCCGGAGTGGCTGAGGCTGCGCTGTGGCCTACCCACGGCGTCAGAGTTCCACGACGTTGCCGCCAAGAAGGGGCCGCGCGGCGGAATCCCGCGAGGCCGTCAGAAGCTCCTATGGCGTCTGGCAGGCGAGATTCTGACGGGAGAGCCCGAGGATACCTACCAGAACGCCGACATGCTCAGGGGGCAGGAGAGAGAGGACGAGGCCCGCAATCTGTACGCCTTGCTGACCGGGAACGAGCCGCAACAGGTCGGGTTCATCCGCAACGGCAACTGCGGCGCAAGTCCTGATTCCGTGATCGGAAGCGACGGGCTCGTGGAAATAAAAGACGCCAAGCCTTCGGTGCAAATCGAGCGACTGATACACGGCGCCTTACCGCCAGAGCACAAGGCGCAAGTGCAAGGCCAGCTCATGGTTAGCGGCAGGCGATGGGTAGATTTTGTCAGCCACAGTCGAGGACTACCGCCGCTGATTATCCGCGTCGAACGCGATGAGTCGTACATCGCTGCCCTTAGGGTAGACGTTGACGAGTTCGTTGCGGAGTTGAATCAATTGGTTGACTGGCTGCGGAGAATGTAGGTGAACAATAAAGCCGATTTACAGACGAGTCTCGATGAAGTCACGAACGCCGTTGCTGAATTCAGCAAGGTTCAAGCTGGACTATCAGAGCTTCGCGAGAAGTACGAAAAGGTCATTTTCCCCGTCGATACCACGGACGGGATGAAGGACGCAAAGGAAGCCCGCCAAGCCATCCGAGGCCCGCGCTACGAAGTGGAGCGGATCAGGAAAGAGGCGAAGGCTCCGATACTCTCTCTTGGCCGGCAGCTTGACTCCAAAGCGAAGGAGATCACCGATGCATTGCTGGCGATCGAGGAGCCCATCGACCTATCCATCAAGCACGAGGAAGGCCGGAAGGAGCGCGAACGGCAAGCGAAGATTGAGGCCGAGCAAAAGCGCGTCGAGTCCATTCAAGAGCGTATCACCGAGATTCGCGGAGCGCTGCCGGCCGTTAATTCCTTCGGTGCGCCATCGTCCGAGAAGGTTGCTGAATTCATCGCCGACGTTGAGAAGATCATCGTGGATGAATCCTTCGACGAATTCCGCCAGCAAGCCGAGGACGCGAAGGCGGCCACGCTTGCGACTTTGCGTGAATTGCACAAGTCATCCATTGAGCGCGAGGCAGAGCAGGAACGCATCGCGGCCGAGCGTGCCGAGCTGGAGAAGCTGCGCGCCAAGATGGCCGAACAAGAAGCGAAGGCGCGCGCAGACCGAGAAGCAGCCGAGGCCGAGGCTAAGGCCAAGCGCGAGGAAGAGGACCGCAAGCAACGCGCAGCCCTAGAGGCTGAGCGAAAACGCCAAGCTGAGGAACAGGCTCGCATCGATGCCGAGAACAAGAAGCTCGCCGATGAACGTGCCGAACTCGAACGGCAGAAGGCCGCGGAGCGCCGCAAGGCTGAGGAAGCCGAGCGCAAGCGAAAATCCGAAGAGGCTGCGGAACTCCAGCGCCGCGAGGAAGCCGCAGCGAAAGCACGCAAGGCAAAGTACCCCGGCGAGCGCGCCATCGTCGAAGCCCTATGCGAGCACTTCGGCGTTACAGCGGAAGTCGTGCAAGCGTGGCTGTCGAAACTGCGAGAGGCCGCATGAACCAGCTCTGCCCAGAAGTAATCTTCATCGACCGCCTAGACCGCGAGTACGAGCGAATGCCCGGCAGGCCGCGCAAGGTATCGGAGGCGGATCGCGAGAAGATCGCCGTGCGCTACCGGCTCTGGCAAGAGAACACGCCGAAGCGCATATGCGAGGACTACGGGATCACGATGAATACGCTTCGGAAGTACGTCCGGGCGTGATGATGGGTGGGCAGATAGGAGGAATGAGGATAGTTGAGCAAAGCGGCGGCGTGGAAAGCAGACACGCACGACCGGGAGGGTTCGCGGTAGGTGTGTCCCGGCCTCAGTTGGTTCGAGCCCAACGAAGGGGACCGCGATGAATCGGGGTAGCGACCGATCCGCTTTGCTCAACTGTTCTGTTAATACAGATTCATTTAGGAGAAATCATGGCAACGAAGATTCTTGAACAAGCGAGCCTGACCACCAGGGTTGAACTTGGCGACATCGTTCGAGACTCGATAACCGGGTTCGAGGGATCAGTCGAATCTATCACGGTATGGCGCTTTGGGTGTCGGCGCATCCAGGTTCGCCCCACGAAGCTCAGCAAAGATGGGTTACCGATCGAGACTCAGGTATTCGACGAACCATCGCTTCACATCATCAAGAGAGCGAACGTGCCAGAAGCAGTTCAGGATAGTCGCCGCAAGAACGGCGGGCCGAAGGACGCGCGCTCAGAACGACTAGCAATCAGTCGTAACTGAATACTGTCTTGCTAAGACGGAGAAGCTATGAAAACACAAGCATATTTCGGTGACGGCGTGTACGCCGCATTCGACGGCTACCACATCGTTCTGACCGCTAATGGGGTCGGCTCAGAAGCGACAGACACGATCTATCTGGAACCAGGCATCGCGGAGCGCATCGTCGAGTGGTCCACGAGCGGACACCGCGACCACAACAGCGGCCGGACGTTTGCCGAGACGGCAGAAAGAAACATCGGGTAGCTGCCGCCAAGAAGCAGAGGACGAATTTTATGGGCTTAGATATCACCTACTACCGCAACATAAAAGCTGTCGAAGAACCAGTCGGGGACGACGGCACAAGTTTTCATTACTTCGCGTATAGCGCCATCGCAGACCGCCTCGAAGGCTTCTCTGACGGCTGGTACGAAGGCGAATGCGTGGGCGACTTCAGAGCGGGCAGCTATGGAGGATACAACCAATGGCGCGCCCTGCTATGTAGGGTAATGCTCGGCGTTGAGCCTCGGGAGGTTTGGGACAATCCCGACAAATGGCGCGACCAGCCGTTCTATGGGCTCATCAACTTCGCCGACAACGAAGGCTGCATTGGTCCCGTGTGGTCTGCTCGTCTCGCAAAGGAATTCACGGAGGGGCGCGAACGCTTCGCACGCCATCCGAGTGTCGATAATTACGACATCACGAAGTACGACGAGTGGGCCGAGGCATTTGCGACTGCGGCGCAGAACGGCTGCGTGTATTTCGGTTAGCCACTGGACAACCAACGCACATGCTGAATAAGTGCCACATCGGAGACTGCCGCGAACTGCTTCGCGAGTTCGCCGATGCCGGTGTGCGCGCTCAGATGTGCGTGACGAGCCCGCCGTACTTCGGGCTGCGTGACTATGGGCACTCCGGGCAGATCGGGCTTGAGCCGACGCCTGACGAGTACGTTGACCAGATCGTCTCCGTGTTCGCTGCTGTGCGTGACGTGCTCGCCGATGACGGGACGGTATGGCTCAACCTTGGAGACTCTTACGCTAGGGCGAAAGCTCTGCCCCAAGGGTTCAAAGCGAAAGACCTGATCGGCATCCCGTGGCGCGTCGCCTTCGCGCTCCAAGAAGATGGCTGGTATCTCCGCTCCGACATCATCTGGCACAAGCCCAATCCGATGCCGGAGAGTGTTACAGATCGACCGACGAAGGCGCATGAGTATCTGTTCCTGCTGGCGAAGTCTGAGCGGTATTACTACGACGTGGATTCTATTCGAGAGGAACACACTTCACCTCCGATATCTAAAAATAGGCATCAAAACGGAGGTGGAAGCCCAGAGAGCTTGTCAGGAGATGTTCGCCAAAACTTTGGCAGTATGGAGTATCACCCAGCAGGTAGGAATCGTCGTAGCGTTTGGACGGTTCCAACAATGCCATTCGACGGCGCTCACTTCGCCGTATTCCCGCGCACGCTAATCGAGCCATGCATTCTCGCCGGGGCACGTCCAGGCGATGTTGTCCTAGACCCATTCATGGGCAGCGGGACCACGGCGCAGGTGGCAGAACATCTCGGCCGTCAGTGGATAGGCTGCGAGATCAATCCTGAGTACCTGCCTCTGCAACAGAAACGACTTGCACAGCGCGCGATGGCGTTTTAGGTAACTGCATTCAGCCGGCACAATCATGGTAAAATCAGTGCATGAGAACCATCACAAATCGCGGGCCGGAGCTGTGCCCGCTCGACGCATCGAAGCTCGTGCTTCGCGGCGAAACGCTCCACTGTCGGGAATGCGGGTATGAGCGGGCTGCCACAAAGCGCGACAAGGACACTCGGACTCGCTGAGGCCGCCGCTCTCCTACTAATTCACCCCTCCACTTTGCGGGCACGCGCAGCTGCGGGTACGATTCGTGGCTATAAGCCCGGCCGTGCCTGGGTGTTCAAAGAACACGAGCTGCTCGCCTACTTGGAGACGACGTGTCCCTCTACAAACGTCCCGAGTCACGCTATTGGTGGTGCAAGGTTACTGTCAGCGGCGAAACGGTTAGACGAACGACTGGCACGGCCTCGAAGTCGCAGGCCCGGCTATTTGAAGACCGTCTCAGGCAGCAGCTATGGGAACTGAAGAAACTCGGCAAGGTTGCCTATACGTGGGATCTGGCCGCGGAGAAGTGGCTGGAGGAATCGGCTGGCAAGCGATCGTTGCACAGCGACGAGGGGATTCTGGCGTGGTTTCAGCCGCACCTGACCGGGAAGAAGCTCGTAGAGATCGACCGGGCAAAGATCGACGAGCTGCGGGCACTCAAGGATGCGTCGCCGTCCACCGTCAACCGGCACTTCGCGCTACTCAGGGCGATCCTTCGAAGGGCACGAGACGAGTGGGAATGGATCGGTCAGATTCCTGCGGTCCCGATGTATTCGCTCGAAGAACCGGAGCCGATGTGGATTACGCGCGAGAAGTTCGAGGAACTGGTGCGCGCTTTGTTGCCGGCATGGGAACGGCCAGCACGATTCGCCGTCGTGACAGGGCTTCGACGAACGCCGATCATAACGTTGACGTGGCCGAACGTGGACCTGAAGCGGAAGCACGCATGGATCTCGGCCCTTCGAAGCAAGAACAAGAAGCCGATCCCGTTGCCTTTGGGGCCGGAGGCGATTCGTATCCTGCGGACGGTGAAGGGCCAGCACGACGAGTTCGTGTTCTCGTACAACGGCGGGCCGGTCCCAGCGCAGAACGGCTACTACTGGGAGCAATGGCGGGCCGCGGTCAAGTCGGTCGGTCTCAAGGGTTTCCGCTTCCACGATCTACGGCATACGTGGGCCTCGTGGCACATTCAGAACGGCACGCCCCCGCACATTCTTCGCGAGCTTGGGGGATGGTCGGACGACAAGATGGTTCGCCGGTATGCCCACCTCGGGGCCGAGCATTTGGCCGAGTGGGCGCACAATATAGGGCACAGGCCAAAACGCAAAGCTCGCAAGTGATTGATTTATGGTGCCGGTGGACGGATTCGAACCGCCGACCCACGCATTACGAATCCGATACGCGCCTAGACGGCGTACATAGACCCCACGCCCTGCCTAGCCTGATCGCGTCTCCTGGCGCGTCTCAGTGCGTCTCAGGGACACACTTTTGGGCACAGGAGTAATCTGCTTATGGTGAACCAATGAACATTGAATCTCATCCGGCGCTGATCGGAATGCTTCGTCAGTTGCCACCACCAGGCGAACCTCTTGCAGAGGAATATAAGCAGGAGTTCATGCGCGTGTTTCGGGTAGTGCTGGACTACATCTACCCAACGAAAGTAGATGTGCCGCCTGATAGTGCCGGTGGATGACATGGACTACAGGCAAAAAGCCCTCGCCCTGAGTGCTCTCGGCTGGTACGAGTTCGCGGTCAAGATTCGCGACACCGGAGAGTGGTACGCCGTGTGCGCCGGTGAGATCGGGAACGGGCGGTTTCTGACGACCCCGACGGGAAACGGAGGCACGCCAGAGGCCGCGATAGATGACCTTTGGGATCGCATGACAGTCCTAAAGCCAGGAGAGCTAATTGTTCTCGACGCTTACAAAGGCGAAGCACGTCGCACTGTTCGGTGGAACGGGTTCATGTGGGAGCCGGTACGCGAGCCGGCCGCTGCCTAGCGCACCCACAGCACTTTAGGAGAAAACGATGCAATACCATATGAGCCAAGCGGAGTTGATCGAAGCCGTGCAGTTCTACCTGAACGAGAAGGTACTCAAGCGGCCGGTCAAGGTGACTTCGGTGAAAGAGGACGGCGGGAGTCGATCGACCGTCAATCACGTTCTGCACGTCGTGGTCGAGGACGATCAAGAGCATTTGCCGACGCAGATCAAGGATGCAGATCGCGACATGCGCGCGGCCTAAAGGGAACCCCTGGGAGTAGACGGAGAACGATAGTGAAACAGAACGGGCGCAGTCATTCAGGTCGCGGGCCGACAACCGATTACCGAGTCGAGATGAAGGAGAAGCTTCTATTGGAACGCCCGTGGTGCCATTGGTGTCGGCGTGAATTTAAGCCGCCACTGTCTCGATACTTTAATCTTCCGCAGCGGTTCAAACCGACTTTGGAACATATTGTGCCTCTTTCAGCTGGCGGCACTAACGACTTCTCGAATCTGGCATTGGCTTGCCATCCATGTAACACGCAAAGACGATGAGCACGGGAGTATATGGACGATGAATAGACGAGATCTGTTAAAGGCTGCGATTGCCGCTCCTTTGATTGCGGCTATCCCGTGGTACATCGAGCGGTCTACAGAAATACGGAGAATGACGTTGAGCTTCGACGTTGCGACAAACGACGACGAGACGGTTGTCTCTTTCATGAACCCGGACGGCACGGTGTCCGCGTACCGTTTCCGTCCCGTGCCGAGGTAAAGCACGAGCATGATTAGGATGGAAATGCCATTGCTGCACTGGTTTTGCATGGTGACATTGCTTGTCATCGCGATCGGACCTAATTGGCACAATCTCGTCGCTGCACTCGGCGTGTACGCATATTGGGTTGTTGCTGAATTACGGTATGAGTCCTCAAAGGGCAGGAGCGAATAGTGTTAAGTACAGATTTCGTCGCCGAGAGCAACCACATCGAGGGAATCAAGCGGCCGCCGTTCGCTACTGAGGTTGCGGAGTTCGAGCGATTCATGAATCTCGACGAAGTGACCATGCACGACCTGATCCAGTTCGTGTCGGTCTACCAGCCGAACGCTGTGCTGCGAAATCGTAAGGGGCTAGACGTGCGCGTCGGCAACCACATCGCCCCGCCTGGAGGCCCTGATATCTCCAGGGAGCTAGACCTGATTGTCACTCTAGCGAACATGCGCCGCCATTCGGCGTGGGACATCCATGTGAAGTACGAAACGCTACACCCATTCACGGACGGAAACGGACGCTCGGGACGAATGCTGTGGGCGTGGATGGTCGGATGGGATTGGGCACTGAGCCTAGGGTTCCTACATCGGTTCTACTACCAAACACTTGACGCATCGCGTTACATGCGCGTGTCTTCGGAGGACTGATGCCATACAACAGCGTTGATGAAATGAGAGAGAACTACGCGGCCGATGGTGCTGCCCGCCTACTATTCGGCGCACTTGTCGAGCTTGTCGATGCGTGCATGGAACCAGTTACAGGCGCGGATTTCATCTGCTCGGGATGCGAGTCCGCTGATCCTGACTCCCACGGCGGCGGCTGCCCTCTCCAATACGCCATTGGACTTGTCGGCACGCGCGTAACGACGCCGCCTCAGGAACGGGAGGGCAAGAGCAATGAGTGAGCGCGACCGCGAGAAAGCCGAGCGCTACGTGCGAGCGACCTTTGACGTGCGCGAAGGGTTGTCGGTTGAGCAGATACAAACATGGCTCGCGCACAGTTATGCGGCTGGGCTGCGCGCCGGCAGGAAGGAACAGTCTCGGAGGGACCCGTGAGCAAAGCAGAACAGCGCGAGCTGGCCGACACGCTAGAAATGTTTGCGAACCAAATCCGCGAGAACGCTGATGATCGGCAGAATCATTTGCCTACGACGTGGACGCTCGACGACTGGATGGAGCGCTATCGGGACCTGTATCGGGAAGGCACGGACTCATGAGCTACAGCCATGATTTCCTTCGCGAGTGGTCGCAAGATTTTCGAGACGGCATTCTCAACGGCGGAAGCTCTGCACGGATGTGCTTTGCGGTCAGTGCGGCGCTAGGTGGAGCGCTACGGGCGTTGCTCGGTATAGAGTCCAAGCTGGTAGAGGGCGACTTCGGATCAATCAACCACGTGTGGCTAGAACTGCCTGACGGCACTATCCTTGATGCAACCGCAGATCAGTTCGGAGGACCGCCAGTGTACATCGGGCCGTTGACTGACGTGTATCGCCGCGCGCTCTCGGGAGACGGAAACCCATGAAGCACACATGCCACTGGCCCGGCTGCAAGGTCGAGGTAGCCCCGAAGTTCTGGGGATGCTGGGCTCATTGGCGATCGCTCCCCAAGCGTTTCCAGGACAGAATCTGGAAGGCTTACCGCCGTGGTCAGGAGGTCACCAAGACTCCCAGCGCTGAATACGTACAAGTCGCCAAGGAGGTTCAGGCGTGGATCGCCGAGCAGATCAAGTGCCAGCAAGCTCGGGCGCGGAATGAGAAACTGGATACTGGACCCAGAAGCGCGGGAGAGACGGAATGAGCGATGCATGCAAGCATTGGAACAAAAACAGAGACGAATCCTCGCTAGAGCTTAGATCTGATGGGGATGCGTGGTGCCTTTTATGCGGCGCAGTGTATGTCCCGCAGGCCAAGCTGGGCACGTTAGAAATCGAGCGCTCGATGGATCAGAAGCTCATCGACGCCGAGCAGGGCCGGATCAGGATACTCGTGGCGGAGCGCGACGAGGCTCTGCGCAGATTATCCAGAGTCTTGGAGATCGCCAGGCGTGCCGTCGAAGCGGAACGCGACCTAGATGGGTATTACGCGCAAGGTCAGATCGACATTGGCAGGGCCATCATCGACGCATGTGCCCCTGGAGTAGAGACTAAAGAGCGCGACCCATCACGTCTCTGCCGCGGCCCTGCCTGCCCAGATTGCGGCAGCGACAACACGGTTCGTCTGGCTGGTGACGAGGTTGAATGTCAACCGTGCGGCAGAGTGTGGGATTCGCCGTTTGTTGTAGAGAAGCAGGAGATTTAATGGGTTCTCTAGGCGACCGAATGAAGGGGAACTACGAGGACCGTGACCGGCACTATCTGATGCGCCGAACGCCGGTCATAGTGCGCGTGGATGGCAGGGCATTCCACAGCTGGACGAGAGGGCTTGAGCGCCCGTTTGACCAGCGGATCATCGACACGATGGTTTCGGCGTCGCGCGCCGTTGCAGAGGATATGCAAGGCTGCAAAGCCGTCTACGTCCAAAGTGACGAGGCGTCGTTCCTGCTGACCGATTTCGACAAGCTCACCACCGAGGCGTGGTTCAACTACAACCAATCTAAGGTGGAGAGCATCTCTGCTGCTCTCATGACGGCATGGTTTAATCTTTGGTGGCCGTGGCCGACCGGTATTGGACGCGATACGCCAGCCATATTCGATGCAAGGGCATTTAACGTGCCTCTAGCCGAAGTCTCGAACTATTTTCTGTGGCGTATGAAGGACTGGGAGCGCAACAGTGTTTCGATGTATTGTCAGGCGCACTTCTCGCATAAGCAGCTACACGGAAAGCAACGCTCTGACCAGCATGAGCTGCTTCACAGCATAGGAAAGAACTGGGCGACGGACCTATCGCCGCAGATCAGAAACGGAACCTTGCTTGTTAGGGGTTTAGAAGGAAAGTATGAACATCGCAGCGACGTGCAACCGACGTGGCCAGAAGTCGATGCAGTGATAGCACCGTTGCTTATTGTTCCACCGTCTGAGTGAGGCACAAGACGAATGGCCGCGCATGAACTAAGCCTTGGACTCACCGACGAGTGGTACACGCCGCCGTGGATCTTCGAGGCGTTGCGGATTGACTTCGACACCGACGCAGCAAGCCCAGGAGCCGCCGTCGTGCCGTGGATACCCGCGAGAGAGCACATCACGTTCGAGGCTCTGTCGCGCCCGTGGAATGGCTCTGTGTGGCTCAACCCGCCATACGGTGCTCGCAACGGTATCCGCCCGTGGCTCGGGCACCTACAGCGCCACGGCGATGGCATCGCGCTCGTACCGAACCGAACCGGGGCGGACTGGTGGCAGGACTTCGCGCAAGCCGCAGACGGGCTCCTGTTCGTGCGAGGCAAGATTCGGTTTCTGCGGCCAGACGGCACCGAGGGAGAATCGCCCGGTTACGGAAACGTGCTTATGGCGTTCGGCCGGCGTATGGCAGGTGCGTTGCGGTCTAGTCGCCTTGGAGGATTGCGCACATGATCTTCGATGATCCTGAACTGATTCACCTGATAGTTCTTATCTCGCCGATGGTTATGCTTCTGATTGCGCTGTTATGGCAAGCCATTTGCGACGTGCGATGTCGTCCTAGCTGGCTGGATAGGATAATTGACCGGCACTTAATGAGGCGTTGGCAATGACATGGGGCCAGTGGGGCTCAGTAGAACATCACGCGCGATACATGCAACCAGTAGAACCACGAAGCCGCCGACACTGTACCTGCTGCAAACGCAGGGCAACACATATCGGCATGGCAAACGGGGTGGCATTAACAGTCGGATGCGAGTTGCGCGTTCGGCGATGGGTTCGAGACGGTATTGAGCTTGTGCGACGAGCACGAGGGAGCCGCAATCCTTAACTGTGGTGGCGCCTGGAGAAAATTACGGGAGTATGTACTTGTTGAAAACAGGACGCACCGGAAATCGGGCCGAAAGTGGACATCTTGGACATAGGAGGATGCTGTTGGCGCAGTTATTCTTTCAAAATTTGAAAGCGCGCGATTTCCACTGAATGAAGTCAACGTCAATCCCAACGTGGGGGTTAACGTAGAGTTCAAAACTGCTTCGGCGTCGAGGACGCGCAGCGCGCTCGCTTACTGCTGGCTGGTATCACCGGGAAGCGGCTCACCTACAGGTGAATGACCACCTCTAGGAGATCTCAGCGTCCACGCCAGAGCAGCTTACGCTGGATTTCTAAGCGGCGTCTCTAATCTCGATACTCGAAGGAATGCCTTCACCAAGGCTGCGCCAGAACTCAACCACTAACTTGGTTGACTTCGTGGGGTATTCCCTGACTATTTCGTCAAGAAATTCAGCGATGACTATTGGTCCACTCGAATCCTTGTTGCCCAAAGTATTCAATAGGTGACGGACGCCCTTGATTACAAACCCGACTATGTCATTCACCCCATCCGGTCTCGGGTGATGGTTTCTATGATAGACGGTCATTATGGGATCAAGACGGTCTTCCCAAATACTGCAATCAAGTATCTGAATGCGTATCGCATCCAAGTGCTTATCGTAGTAAGCCATTGGCTTAAACTCAGGCATATCCCTGATGAAGTTTTCCAATGTCAATTCGTTCGGCATAGTCATTGCAAACTCCAAACCTTCCTGTCGTACCTTTCTAACCAGTTACTCGGTGCTTCCGCCAATCCATCGTCTTGTTGTACCCAGTTCCAATGGTCGAGCCAGCCGTCAACCATCGGAAACTCTGCCTGGTGACGTTCATTCGGGCTAACAATCACCACAAAAACCTTCCCTTCCGGCGCGCTCGTTCGTGCCGACCTATCCGCACCGCCGTCGGTCGGTTCGGATGGCATCCAATCGAACTGAGGTCGGCGCGAATAGATCCACTTCGTCTTATCCGCGTTTGGTAGTCCATCTGTCAACAGCGGCCGTCGCAATCCTTGAAAGATGTGCTTTGACAGAATTATCCCAGGAATAACCAACTTATAGAGTTGGATAATCGCGAAACGTTGTCCGCGCTGCCAAAGCCGCTTTAAATCCTGCGCTCTTATCGCCAACAGCCCATCCTTAACACCGCCGTCTGGCAGTGGCACCTTAGCCTCTGCAATAAGCATTTCGGTGCCGGCGTGCTTGAGATATTGGCTATTGGGCATTTCTGGGTGTGGATCATAACAAGACTAACCTTGTGCTGCACACCCTTATTAGCCTCCTCCAGTACGCGGCTTCGGCGGCATCTCCCAGAGCCGCTAGAATAGCTGGGCCGGCTCGATTGCGGCGATGTTCTCTACTGGATCACGATACCGCAGACGCTTGCCATCCGCCGCCTGGATCGCCGCAACTACTCGCTCCCCATCCTCCAGCTCCCGGCCGTTATAGCGGAACTCGAACTCGGCCAAGTAACGATGCAGATGCTTCTTGCTGACCGAGTGATAGATGCCGTTGAGTCCGCGCTTCACGATTGAGAAGTAGCCTTCGACCGTGTTGGTGGATACGTCGCCGCGAGCGTATTCCTTCTTGCTGTGGTTCACCGTGTGGTGCCCGCCTGCGAACTCGCGCCCGATCCCCCGATACGTCCGGGCCTCGTCTGTCATGATCCGCGCCCGCTTGTCCACGTTTTGCCGGATCGCGGTCTTGAGGGTCTTGGCGGTCACGTCTGCAACGTGAAAGGAGCGTACCCGACCACCACGCTCGACCATCGCAACCACGGGCGCTTTAGTCGTCCAAGCCTCCCGAGCGTCACGAGAATGACGCGGCTTACCCCCGACATACGTCTCGTCCACTTCGACCGTGCCGGTAAGCGGGTTGCCGTCCACTGGGGCCATTGCGAACCGGATGCGATGCAGGAGGAACAGGCAGGACTTGTAGCTCAGTCCCGTTTGACGGTGAATCTCCAGCGCGGAAACGCCCTTCTTGGACGTTGAGGCGCGCCAGAAGGCAAAGCACCAGTGGCGCATGGGGATGCGGCTATCCTCGAATACAGTCCCCGTGCGGACACTGTACTGGCTCTTGCAACCCCGGCAGCGCCAGCGGAAATATTTCTCGCGGGCACCGTCACGGCCAACCATCTTGTAGACGTCCATATCGCCGCAACGCGGGCAACCCGGATGCTTGCCCCAACGGTGCTTTTCCATGAACTCAACCGCTACGGCCTCATCCGCACAAGCCGCTGGAAGGTCTTGGATTGGCTGGTCTGCCTTGGTGCTTCTATTTTGTACCTTGGTCATGATCATAAATCTATCAGAACCAGTGCTTTGCGTCAAGTAAAATATAATTGCTTGACTTTTAAGGATTTGCTTGACGTAGGCTTCACTGCTTGACAAAATCGTCCTGTTACAACAAAGCTTGGCGGGCCATCCAAATGAAGCACCTAGAGCCATGGGAGCACCATCCCGACTTATCCGACTACCGACTCCGCACCGTTGCCTCAACCATCTATCGGACGAGAAAGTCGGCGATGACCCTTAAAGGGATTGAGCCGGAGAACATCCCATGGGGGGCAGGATGCCTCGCGTATGACCTGGAAACGTCCGGAAGGCAAGAGGATTGGACCTCCCGCAGTAGGGCCGAAGGGCGCGGGAAAGGACGAGGATGTTTCATCCGAAGAGATTTAAGCTAATTCGACAGGATCGTGGGAAGAGCCAAGCCGATTATGCGGATCAGCTTGGCGTCTCTCGACAGTTCATACATCAGCTTGAGGTAGGTGACCGCACGCCGAATGCGGACACCACGGATGCGCTATGTGCGCTTACGGGTGTCACTCCGTTGTTTTTTGAGCGGCCGGTGACTCATTGGATATCAGCCGATCAGTGCAACTTCAGAAAGCAAAAGACCACCAGCAAAACCTTTGCAAATCAAATTATTGCAAGGTCAACCCTTGTTTCAGAAATCGTTAGCTGGACGGACCAGCATGTGGATTTGCCGCCCGTTTGTATCCCGCATGTGGAGTTGGGTTCATCGCAAACACCAGAGCGCGCGGCCGCCGTTGTCCGCGCTGAGTGGGGTCTTGGTATGGACGCCCCGATCGATAGCGTCACCAGAATCGTCGAGAACGCTGGCGCAGTATGCGTTAACGCGGTAGGCGTATCAGAGAAGATCAGCGCCCTGTCTGTGAACGAGAAGCGTCCGCTCGTTCTGCATAATCACGAGTCCGCCCAACCGACACGGCTTCGTTTCGATATGTGTCATGAATTCGGACACTTCGTCATGCATTCAGGAATGGTAACTGGCGACGACGACACAGAGACTCAAGCGAATCAATTTGCGGCTGAGTTTCTACTTCCCAAGGCCGCATTTTTTCGGGAGTTCCCCGAGATGCAAGGCCGTGGCTTCAACTGGTCTGGCCTTGCCGGGATGAAACGCAGATGGGGTGTAAGCTTCAGAGCTTTGGTTTATCGCGCGAGAGAACTTGGAGTAATCAATGCGGCGCAATTCAAGGGCGCAAACGCCTATCTAAGTAGACGTGGCTACGCTAAGGCTGAGCCTTACGAGCCGAATACACCGGAACGACCGGAAGCGATGCTTATGGCCGCTGAGGTTTTGAGAGACCACGTGTCCATCTATCGCGAGGATATCGCAGAGAGCCTTGGGTTGACTGTCGATCTGCTAGAAGAAGTGGTCGGAATCCAGCTGCCCGAGAAGCCTCAAGAACGGAAGAACGTAGTGAATCTGCGGGCAGTGGAGACCAAACGATAGAATTTGCCCCCGTGCCGAAATCGGTAGACGGACCAGCTTTGGATGCTGGCGGGCCTCCTGGGTCCGTGTGGGTTCGAGTCCCACCGGGGGCACACCAATTATACTCACACTATGACTGAGCGAAAGCGTAAGCGTGGACCAGAACCAGAGCGCGTCAAGATCGACGAGGACTGGGAGAAGGCCGTCGAGCGGGCGTTAACCAAGAAACGCCCCAAGGATGGCTGGCCTACGCCTGATTCGGACGAGAAATCCCACTCCGGGCCAAAATCGAACTAAAAATAGGCCAGTCCCAAAGGGTTTTCAGCTATCCATCCCACCACTTTTTAGGCGAGTGCAACCACTTGATCTAATATGGCTTTCAGTAAGTACATACTCCCGGAAAATTAGTGCCAGCGTTTGGCCGTAACGAATAACGGCCTCTGTACGAACGAGACGCGCTCCCTACTTAAAAAACGCCACCCCAATCGCCACCAGAAGCGCCAGCCCCATGAGCACCAGAACCCAGTTCTGCTGACTCGTGTTCCGAACCTGGATGGCCCCGCCTGCCCTTCCAGAGAGTTCCGATAGCTGAGTATCTACCTGCCTCTGCCAAGCCTGGATTTCCTTCACGAAGCCCCCGAACTTATCTTCGCTCACGAAAAATGCTTTGTCAGCTATGTTTTTTGCGTGCGCGTGGTTCAAGTCCTCTAGCCTGCGCGCAAGGTCGGCAGTTTGAACGATGAGCGCCCGCTCATTGCCGGCCATCCGTTCTTCGATGCGGGCAAGGCGGACTTCGGTCGAGTCGGTGGACACATCTAGTCAACCCGTGCCCGAATGGCGATCCCGCCGTCCCACCCGCTGAACACGAGAATGGCGCCGAGCACGATCAGGACGATTGCGATGATGAGATTCGCACGAGCACCCAAGCCAAGATGACCAAGGCACAAAGCGATGAGGATCAAAAATAGCATCATGGGATATCATCCTCTGGTAACGGAGTAGGCTCGCCCTGCATCGGATTGAACACGATGCTTTCCTGGGGCTGGCGGAAAATCTCAGTCAGCTCCATCACCTTCTTTTCACCGAGTGCGCGAGCTTCAATCTTCTGTTCCTCGGTCCAGCCGTGTGGAAACCTGAACAGACCGCACGAATTGCCCCGCTTACCCTCCTTCAACCTGAGCGACACTTTCTCGCCAGTCTCGTCACCGATGGTCAAACACCAATGCCAATATGCGTGGCTCACGATATACCTCCTATTGATGCGGGTTTTCTATGATGTCCTGAACGAGCAACTGCGCCTGAGTCTTGTTGAATTCAGACTTGAGTATTTGCACCTCGGCGTTTAGCTGGCGCACTTGCGTCGAGAGGCTTTCGGCCCTAGCCTCTCCCAAACCGTCTATACGGCCAGTGAAGAACGCCAGAGCCACTATGACCAGGAACATGGCGAGAATCACGAACATGCCGAGTTTGCCCACGGTCTCGACGAGATGAACGATCTGCTGCGGACCGCCGCCTGAGTCGGCCTGCATAGAACCGGGGGAGTTCAGAGCCCCGCCCTCGTCCTGCCCCTTCGGCCGCTTAGCCTCGAGTTCCCGGTGGTTACGGTCTTGCATCGCGGAGATCTCTTAAGATCGTCAGCATCTCGGCGTCTCTTGCGTCCCTGATGCTCTCTCTATTTTCCAGGCCAGTCAGCCGTACGCTGTGATCCCGGTCGGCGGAAATCCCGTCTATGATCGACCATGCGACGACGGCAACTACAATCCCGGTAGCCCCGACGGCGATGGCCTTTACCAAAAACCCGTTCGGCTCGGATGCGCGTGCCATGATGTTGACTAGGCCCGTGCTAATCTTGTGCTGTGCATACTCGATCCTCATCCGATCGGGTTTGTGCGGCCGGCCGGTCACGGCTGCTTGAGGCTCCGTGGCTGGTCGGTCTCCTGAGTTTATAGGTAGAAGGTGCATATAGAAAGCGATCAGCCGCCGCCGTCAGACTCTCTGGCCTTGGCAGCGTCAATTGCCGCGACGAGCCTCTCGCGAGCAGCGTCATCCGGAATGCCGAGCGATGCGCGTTCTTCTGGCGTGAGCACTTCAGCATCACGAGAGCGCAGCTTGACGAGCAGGCCAGCGGCGTGCTGAATCAATTGGATTAGAAAAATGGCGTCACTTGTAGCGGTCATGGCGTTTCCTTTTCAATTGCTTGCAGAATCTCAAGAGCGAGGTTGAGTCCTCGTTCATCACCAGTAGCGGCCGTATCGAGCAGCAGGCGTGTACGATCAGTGATTTCGAGCACTTCCGTACCCTGTTCGCTCGTGAGCCGGCCGGCGTTCAGAGATAGAGTCGCGGCGTCCCGAACAGATACATTCAGGTCGTATCCGTTCTGGAGCTTTTGATCGAACGTCAGGTTGGCGCAGCCGGCGAGCAGCGCAACTAGAAATAGACTAGGTACTTTCAGGCTTCTCATCTTGCTTCCCTCCTTCGGGAACTGGGGCAATGATCGGTTCTTCGGGAACAGTTTTGGTCACGGTCGTTTGGTCGATCGTGGTCCTTGCAGGATCGGGCGGGCCGTCAATACGGGAGCGCAGATAGAGAAAGGCGAACAGCAATCCGAGCGCGCCGCTCAATCCAACAGCGAGCGTTTTGCCTAGCTCGGCCATTTCTGGGTCAATGTTCGCCTTCCCCGAAAACAGCATCACCAAAAATCCGAAGTAGCCAATCAGGAAAATGATTGCCACGGCACACTGTAGGTAGGCGGTGATGTACGAAAGTGGCGGTCTATTCATTTGATTCCTTGGTACTCAATCGAAAAGTGGTACGCATCCGGTTTCGGCTTCCCATCAGCGCGGCGAAAATCACCGCCCCACCGACAGTCAGAACCTAACGATTTCCAGAACGCCCCTGCCGGCGCATAGGCGCTCGCCGTCTTCAATAGCTTGCCGTCACGAAACAGATTCAGATCGATCGCGAGCTTGACTAGATGCAAACTGTTCTTGATGCCGTCGCCCTGCGCAGCGTTCAGCGTGGCTTCGGCCTGCGTTCGCAGCGTCTCGCCAAACGTCGCTTCATATCCATTGGCATAAAGCCACTCGATCAGCAGGCCGACGAGACGCGCGAACCTCGACTGCTTTTGCCGGAGAGTTTCAGCCATGCGGGTCAGGGTCAGGTTTGCGCTTCGCGCATCTGGGGAGTGGGTCATGGCAACGCAAAGGCCATGTTATCTAGTCAGCCCGCGAGAATCGTCTGGCTTTCGACCGAGCAATTCGATCATCATGTGACGCTTCATCTCGGTCCATGGGAGTTGAGCGAGAACGGGTTCGCCGCGACTAAAAGAATTTCCTACATCTCTGCTCAAAGATCCAGTCTTCACTTTCGTAGCCGAAGGAGCCGCTGGATTCCACTTGCGAATCTCATTGTTATGATCTTCAACTGAAATATAGCTTGGCACTCCGTAGCGACTAGATGTAGATATATCTTGCGGTGTGAAGTCCTCAGCGCCACGACCTGGATGATTATGATAGAGCGCTCTTGCGCTACCCGAGGGTATATGCACTGAGCGTTTCGCTGCATTGGTGTTCCCTGACGATACTGGAGGCGTATAAAAGTGCTGCCCGTCTTGCTCGTAGATCACCCCGACATATTCAGGATTGCTTCTGTGCTCGCGCGATAATCGAGACGCCTCAAACAACGCCGCAGAAACGGCGTCATCTAAAGATGGGTACCCGCTCATGTTCCTGTATGGCCAATGGTATATTGAGCGCTAGAAAGAGGCGCGCCGCCGTTGTATCTGATTTGAACAGTGAATATCCCAGAGCCAGGGGTGTCGGTGTTGTACCCAAGCGAACGATCAGTTCCGAGGTCTTGCCATGAGTCTAGCGTGCCAACTTCGGGCGCACTTCCAGAATCTTGGCTGAACATCACTTCGTACAGTGACGATGCGGCCGAGTTCGGAATGACCCAATCTGTGCCTCCGTCTATTTGTGTGAATACGCCGTCTAGATACTTCTCTACCGTGCCATCAGACTTGACAACAAGCTGCGCCTCAATGACGCCTGTAATAGTCTCGCCTGAAAGCGTGACCACCGCGTTTTGATAGAACTGTTTCCACGCGCCAGAGACATTGACCAAGCCCTCGGCTACCGTCTTCCAGTCACCGGAAACCTTCACGCTGAGCCCGCCGCCCGACGCAACCTCTTTCCAATCTCCGCTAACTTTGGTGTGCAGCGTCATGGCTAGGCCGTGTACTTGAGCCAAACATCCCCGTCTGCGCCACCAGACGGATCGCCAGTGCTGATTGTGACGGCGCGCGTCGCCATCGAGCCAACGCCTAGATTCGAGCGCGCGTTCGCGGCGTCGCTCGCGCCCGTGCCGCCGTCGGCAACTGCGAGATCGGTAATGCCGGAAATTGCTCCGCCAGTAATAGCAACGTTGCTGGCTGCTTGCGTTGCAATTGAGCCAAGCCCGAGAGATGTCCTCGCCGTGGCGCTGGACTCTGCAACCCAGGCCGAGCCGTTGCCGACGATGAAATTGGAGTCGGTGACGGCCAGCGCCGCGATCTGATCGAGGTTTGCATCCCAGGCTTGGACGTTGGTGCCAATCGCCAAGCCAAGTGCCGTGCGTGCGCCCGAGTCGTCCGAAGAGCCCGTGCCACCATTCGCAACGGCGAGATCGGCCCCACTCCAGTTGTCGTTGTTCACGCTCGACAACACAGCAAGGCTTCCTAGCCCGAGAGTGCTACGCATCGTAGATGCGTCAGCGTCGTCTAACAGGTTCCTCGCAGCTGCGGTAAATGTCGCAAGAGCAAGCGTACCCGTGCCGTTTGCGTAGGGCAGGCGATCGGCAATGAGAGAGAGACTAGAAAGCGCCGTAAGATTTGCATGAGTCGGCGACTTTTGTAAAATCCACCTGGTATTCGCCAAGTCGTAGAGCACTGTTACCGGAATTCCGGCAACAAGCGCATCGGCTGCAAGAGCATTGCCAGCAAAATCAACGATGCTTCTAGCCGTCAAGCCGTTCAGGCCGAGAGTTGCGCCCCCAGTATTGTTCTCGGCTGGGAGAATAACCACGGCCATTCCATTCGCATACGCGGCAATCGCCGGAGACAAAGAGCCGGTGATCGTGTCAGCCCCAGCGACAGATCCAGCAAGGTTATAAGCGCCATCCTGTACCTGAGCTACTTGGCCGTAATGAGTACGGGAAGTTGCGGCGCCGACGCCAGTGTGGATATTCGTGCCCATCGGCAGATTAGCCGTCGGAACCGTTTGCCCGTCCTTGGCAAGCGAAGCCGTGAGCGCAGCCGCAATGTCGTTCAGCGTGTTATTCGCCCATGTGGGCTCGATATCCGTGCCTTCTACAACCGGATTCAGCGCTGGTAACGAATATGTACCTCCCGCTCTAGGCATCAGTTCGCTCCCGAAAGTTGTTGGATGAGCAACTGACGACGCTGCTCTTCAGGACTCAACGCGCGTTCAGTCGCTAACGCAGACGGAGTAATCAGAGACTCCGGCCGAAACGGTGGCGGCCGCTGAGCAAGATCACCTGTTGATCGCTGAAGCAATGACTGAGCACCTTTGTAGGCTGGAGCCGTGGCAATGGCCCTCAACGGAGACTGCAACCACCCTCTCGGCGCAGTACCGGAATTTGGCAGTCCTTCAGGTAAAACACTTCTCCCGGCTTCTGCAAGGCGCACCAAGCTTTGGTCTCCCCCGGCCCCGTACACGCTCATGTTCTGATTGGGCCTCGAAGCAACTGCGTTCGACAGCCTCAGCGGGCTGATAAACTTCTCAACCCCTTTTCCGATCGCATCATCGATAATGTTCATACTCCGCCATTGCTGACGGGCAATTCTCAGTACTTCCGAGTCCGCCGGAGACGATCGCTCTAAAGACGAAAACAACGACTCCTGAATATCTCTGGCAAAATGCCCGATGTCCTTTTTCTTCGACAGCTGACCGAGCGTCGATGAAATTCTGTTGAACACATCGCCACTGATATGCCCCGTATCGTCAACCGCGTTCAGAATGTCATCGACGTTGTTCTGCAATACCTTCAATTCGCTATCGGTCAGAATGCGGCTCGCTTTTTGAACCGTTCCTGCAATATCGGTTTCAAGCGCATCATCGAACATCGCCGGGCTTTTCTTGGCGATCGAGTTGAATACAGACCCGATCCTTAATTTAGCTCTGGCCATCACCGACTGACTCGCCTCGTCCGCCTTTTCTCCGATTGTGTTAAGCACGGCTCTCGTATAAGCCTTCAGTTGATCGGTCGTGAACGACTGCTGACGATTAGCCGTCATCGGATGATCGGTTACCGCTGACCTAACACGCCCGGCCAAGGCACTACCAGAGCGTTGACTGGCATCCAGAGGAACGCCGGCATTCTCAAGCGTTGCCGCACCCGGAGCGGTAGCACTCGATGTAGGAACGCGAGGCACGCTTGCTGGAGTAATTGCGCGAGTCAACAGACCGCCTAACGGCATGCCAGTTACAAACTCCGTGGTAAAAGCCGCGGCTTTTTCTGGCCCTGTTTCCGCTGCCGGAAGCCCGACCTTGTCGGAAACTTGCGACATCGCCTCGCGAGCGAAAGGATCGTTAGTGCCGAACAGTTTGTTCTTCCCCATGATGATCGGATCGACGAATATGCCAGCCGTTCCGCCTACCGCGTTCCCCATTGATCTAGCACCCTGACCAAGTACGCGCATCAACTGATCGCCCATAGGTCCGGATTCTGCGTATGACTCACCTCCGGCGAACGGAAGGCGGGTAGGGTTTTCAGGAGCCTGCTCTGGCTGCTGTACGGGATTCGATCGCTGCTGTTTTATCGCCGCTGCGATGGCCTGAGCAGCTTGCTCGTCCCCCGCCTCGTCCGCTTTCTTCAGAGCGATGACAAGTTGGTTTAGGTCTGTCATCAGAGTCCGTACCGTTGCCGCTGCTCTGGCGTGAGCGACGAAAGAGGATCATCTGTGATCTCTTGCGCTTCGCGCGTCTGCGATGGTTCAGTCTCATTGCTAGACGAACTGATCGCCGATTCAAAATCACCAAGCGTAAACAGCCTTCCATTCCAGCCAGCCAGCGTTCCTCTCTCCGCAAAGTACTGTGCTGCACTGTCTTTTGCCTTGGCAGCATCTTCGAGAGACCGCATCAGTCGCCCAACGCGCACCGCGTTGTCTGATTCTGGGAGCCTAGGGTTGTATGCACGAGCGATAAGTCGCTCGCCCTCTTTCTCGGTGAACTGCGCGCCAAGTATGAGTCTTAGGTTCCTTTGGACAACCTCCTCAACTGCCTCAAGCGTATTCAGTGCGGCAGGGTTGGTTGCAGCTAGAATATTCCGAGGAGTATTACCGATAGCGGTTCCAGTCAAAGACTCCTCGCCAGACTCAAGCCGTCTCTGCACGTCCTGCAACTGCGATAGGTTCTTTTGCACATCGGCAAAACCTCCAACGGCTTGCCACTGCACGTAATCATCCGCGAACTTGGTATCGACGGCTCTCTGTCCAGGGGTCAGGGACACGCCCCCCTCCTCTGCCGCCGAAATCTGGGAGGCTCTATCTGCTGCTGCCGATATCTCGCCTTCCCTGGTCGAGATCGGCGTGTACTCCTTCGTTACCGGATTCAGGATGTACTTGGCGCCCTCGAACTCGATAACCTGTCCTCGCGCCATGCTCTGCTGCCAGTCCTGAAACGATGCCGGCTCCTCTCCCGCGGCACGGGTTTGCTCAGAATAGAGGTTGTACTCGGCTATCGACGCCGGAGGCTTGGCGTCATTCCCAGTTCCAGGAGCGTGCGGGCTTTGAGCAATCACGTTCCCTTGCGCATCGAACCTTGATTGTCCCGCCCCGAGCGTAAACGGATCGCCAGGAGGCGGAGCAATCCTCTGTGCGGCCATCCCACTCGCCCGCGGATCGAGAAGTGCCGCTAGGTCATGCTCGGCCCTGGCCGGCTGCTCGGCCGCCCTAGTGGCCTCTGTAGCCCCCTGGAATGGCTGAATACCTGCTTGGGTAGCCGCTACCGCCTCATCGGCACCCGGCCCCTCCAGAATGGGCACACGGCCGCTCAAAACAGGAGATTCGATCGGTTGCAGCTCGGACGCGAACGGATCTTGTCCTTGTGAGATCGCAAGCTCTTTCGCCAGCAATTCGCGTGATTGTGCGTCGGATTTTTTGCGATTTCGAGCGCCCATGATGGCTTTTGCGATATTGGCAACTCCTGAGATTGCCGCGCCCTCGATAGAGGGCACCATGCCGGCCGGTGTCCGCGGGGTCTCTACCGGCACCGACAGGATCTCGGCAAGCATTCGCCGGCGATCAACTGACTGTGGTGTCGGTGGAGCTGGTGCAGATGTTCGCAGCGCTGGATTTGCAGAGCCCGTCGTGATGTTCGGTTGCTGCGACATCAGCATCGCGAGAAGTTGCTGCTTGTTCATCGCCATCAGACGGGACTCAGAGCGCTCACCGCAGAACCCGCAACACTACTGATGTTGCCCCACATCTCATTGAGCTGATTCATGCGCTGTACCCAGTTGTTGTACTGGGCCTGATTGGTATCCTGCCCAGCCTGATAGATCGGTGCCCCTTGGATTCCTGGCGCCACCGTAGGACCGCTGAAGTTTGGAGGAGTAACCTGAGTACCTTGGGTCATCGCCGAGAATTCGTTGAACGGCAGCGATCGAAGGAAAGCAGCCTCGTCCATTTCCTGGCCCCTAGACTGATTGGCTAGCATCGCGTTCGTTAGGTCCTGATCAAACCCTTGCTGACCGGCCGCGTTCTGGAATGTACCGGACTGCAATTCGAGCTGATTCTGCAATTGGGTAGCCATGTTGATCGCCGCCTGTCGGTCCAACCCGTAAGACCTCTCAAGCTGGGTCACGACGTTCGAGAAATTTCCTTCCGTCAACGCCTCGGAAACTCCCTGCGAACGAGAATCCAAGCCAAACCCTGCGGACGCTAGAGCCTCTTGTGCTTGCTGACCTCTCGCCGTTGAGGCCATGCCGAACAGCCTTGATTGCTCGGCACCAGCCCCGGTAATCGACGTATTACGAGCATCTGTGTACGCCCCGGATCGCTGTCTATGAAAATCGTCGAAAGCCTGTGTCCACGCCGGATTTCCTTCGCGAATTCCCTGCGAGTAGAGTCTGTTCTTGAGCGCCGTCTCGTCCTGCTGAAACTGCGGGTCAAGCCTGGACGTATGCTGAGCGTACAGAGCGTCCTCGACCTTCTGCCTTTCCGCTCCGAAATCCCCAACTCCAGGCATTTGCGGAAGTCCTGAGAAATCAAGCGTCGGCCTGTTCCCCAGCTTCCCAAGGTCGAGCGCCGACTGATAACCCGGAGCCTGACCTGGATCGAAGTTGTAATCCGTGCCGTTGATCGAAGTTTGAATATCCGACCTTGGAACCCCAGTGACACGATCGGTCATCCCCGAGGTATCGAACGACTGGCCCCATATGTCGGAGATATTCCCGATCTGCTCCTTGCCCAAATTCATACGGGCAAGGTCGATATCCTCCCCACCCTGGAAAAGCTTGTCCTGATCTTCGGTGAGGCTCGTCGTGTACGTGAACTGCCCGGTAGCCGGATCGAACTGACGATCAATAGACCCCCACGGAGTATTTTCGTTCGGGCTCCCGAGTAGTGCGGTTTGCTGCGCGGCGCGCTGGTTTTCTACCCCTTGCTCGCGAGCGAGCCTAGAGTAGTCAGGCGTATCAGGCGGTTTCGGACCTGAAAACAGGTTGGTCATTTCTATCCCTCAGCCAACGGCACTCGGATCGCAACATGCGATACACGAGTAGATCCCCAGAGTGACACGCCTCGGCTAATTTCGCCTCAAGCGTGCCTCCGAGCCTTTTAACGAAACGCTGCGAATCGACGTTGTCCGACTCAACTAGTGCTGTAACACGATTCAATTTCAACTGTAAAAATGGATACCCGAAAATCGCGGCCAATGCGCGCCGAGACCACTGAAAGCCAGGATTCACTGCCATCGACATTTGCACGTCATAGCCATTCCAATTGCAGTACGTGACGCCCGCTACTAAACGACCATCGAGCACGAATCCAAGCCCGCGTGCTAAATTCTTGTCCGGGCAAAAACGGTGAAGCTGCACATGGACCCAGGTAACAACATCTGGGCCGGTAACGACCCGCACCCTTAAAACACCGAGCCTTGCTGATGAGCTACATCAAATGACGTGATTCGAGCCGCAGATACTGCGGATTGCAAAATCATATGCGGAGCACCAGACAGACCAATACCCGAAACCGTGTACCACTCCGATCTTGGAATGAGCTGCCCGCTCCCCCACTGCGCAGTTCCCCAAACTCCCGTACCCCAAAGACTTGCACTCGATGAAGGGCCGAGCGCTATTTCCTGTGTCGGCGTCTCGGTCCTGAAATCAACGTCAACCCCAATCTTGATCGATAGAGGATTGGAGTCCCACTCGATCGTCGGACGGAGCATCAAGAACTGTTTCGTGTTCCCCTTAGATCCGTAGTAACTGAAAGCAGGTACGACTTCGGCCATGATCGCAACGCTACTATCGCTCTTTCCAGTCCACGCCTTTTTGACCAGCCCAAGACCGCCGAAATAAAGTTCATCGTTGAATATCTCAAAGCACGTCGTCTCCCAGTCAAGGAACCGCCCCCAAGCTTTGGTGACCGTGTTCATCGCCCACTGCTTGACCCCGGTCGATTCAGGGACGTTCACCAAGAACATTGAGGCCGTGGCGAACAGGGTCATGTGCCAGCCGTAGGAGCCCTTGTAGAGTTCCCCTGACTCAGCGACTGCCCCCTGGATTACATCGGTCAACGCCAATTGCATCGCCTTTTCTCGGCCAAGCTGGAAAGCCGCGGTAGCCGATACAATTCCGTCCACGGTGAGAATCAGCAGATCCCCGCCGTACTTTTTCAGACACCTTCTGCCGATCGGTTGCCCGACCTCGAACACTCCGATCAGGGACCATGTGTTGGCGGTGCCAGGATCATCCCCCTGGTAAACGGCTATCTCCCCTTCTGAGGTAATGACGCACCAGTAGTCATCCTTTCCGTCCCCGGCATCGACCGACCACGAACCTCCGGCTACCAGATACCCGCCCTTGTTGAACACCGAGGCAAGGTTCAATTCAGTCAAAGCTCCGGCAATGGCCCCAACAGCCGGATACCAGACGCTCATCGAGTTTTTCTCGATGTAGTAAGGTCTCTCCTTGTGAACGAACAGGTTGATCAGGCTGCTTGTAGCAATCCCGGTAATAGCCGGAGTCGATAACCCGTCAATCGGCGTCCAATCCGTACCGTCGTACAACAGCATCAAATCTACGCCATTCATGCAGATTAGAAAGTTCCCCCCGGTGGTCGAGAAGTTCGTGCAGTTCCACTCATCACTGGCCAATCCAGAGACTTCACTTGCGCCCACATCTCCGCTAGCCGACACATCGAACAACAGTTCTCCAGCGAACGCCCACAATTCATCGTTCCCGCTCGCCGGACGATAGGTAATCAGCGTATTGACCGTGATTTCAGAAGGCTCTACTTCCTCGTCAGTAATCGCCGTCGCCCAATCACTCGATCCCTTGCGAAACTGAATCGAGTACGGGAGCGGAAACCAGTTGTCTAAAATGACGGCATACTTCTGCTTCATGCCCGACAACGGATCGCGCCTGTTCCAGCCTCCAGTCGGAGCCTGAATAGAGGTTATCCGCGCCGAAGGTTTATTGACGGCGACGTTAAGAGCTACGGCTGACATTAGAGTTGAGTCGTTCTCAGGTCCCCGACACGCTGACCGCCGCCGATCGAGTTACCGCCGGCCAGACTCAAACGCTTACGCCCCGCATCGCGAGAGGAGGCGTTCGCAACGTCCAGCTCATGGGTCCGCTTTTCCTCTGCGTACTGGAATCCTTTGGCCATCTTCCAACGCCACCGGACACCCTGCATGATCAAGTCGCAGTCAAGGACCGGAACTGAATCGTTGGTAGAAAACACCTGCCCGTAAGTATCTTCGTCAGGGTTGTAGACGAACTTCTTGGACGCATACTCGAAAAAGATGTCGTGTGAAGCCGCTGGAATCGGAGAGAACAGCAATCGGTTTGCCCGAATGCGGTACTCTGGGAATGGCCCAGTGGTGTAGTTGAGTGCTTTCTTAGCCTGCCAATTCAGAGTGCTCGTAGGCCCAGCTACCGGAAACCTCCCGGTACGATCCCACATCGTGTCGGAAATGATGTAATTGTATTCATCTGCAACGGCCAGAATTCCACCTGAGCCGACGAACATGCCCTGATCCTCGACAGCCACGGTTTGAAACGTTGCCTCGTGGGTCAGCGCTGACCAGCGGAATCGTGTCCCAGTCTCAGATACTTCCTCGTTGAACAGTTCCACAAACTGAGCTATCTGGTCATCCGAAGATCCGATCGGTGCGCTCGTTATGCGCAAACCGACCCGCCTGCCGACCTTTGAAACCATTTCTGAGATCGTGAAAACGCTCATACTCAAATGCCGGTGAGCTGCTTCGCCTCGATCAACCGCTCGTAAGTCTCGGCCTTGGCCGTGCTTGGCTTGACGTTGTGCTCATAGCAATAAGATCGAAGCGCTGCCATATCCAGAACCTTGACCGCGTCGAGCGTGAGCAAGGTTGAAGGCTGCTGCTGTACTACCGGGGCGTTTTCAACCGGCTGCGGTGCGACTACCTGCGGCTGCGCATCTGCGCTTCGCGCATCCCGAACAATCTGCAATCCAACCGGCTGAACCCGACCGGCGATCACGTCGTACCCTTCCTTGCCGGTAAAATGAGCAGTCAGCCTGTCTAGCTCCGACTTCATCTCCGCAATCTTCTGGCCCTTCAGCTGTACGTCGGCCAGCAACGTCTCATTCTCGGCCTTCAGGCTCGCTATCTCAGACGTAATCCCGCCGATATCCTCGGCTGAGTTGATCCAGTAACGAGCCTTGCTCCGGATGAACAGGCCACCGTCAAACGTGGTCGCAACCTCGTCGGTCATCTCCGCAATCGACTCGATAGTTCGATAATTGGCGTGCAAGTACGTCTCGCACTGTCCGGGAGACAATAGAGACCAGTTCGAGATGTGCGTACCGTCAACAGCCTCCGTGTCGTGAGCCTCCTTCCAGTCTCGGTACATCTGCTTGTAAGCAGCAGACCAGTGCAGGTAGTTCGCCGGGTCTTTGTCGATCTTCGCAAACCACTCCTTGACAGTCATCGTCAGGGTCACGCCGTTGTCCGGGCTCGTGATCTCCGCTACATCCTCATCGACATACGTCGATCGTCCGTTACGGTTCGTCAACGCCTGATCGAAGCGGGCTCGCTTCTTGTACGAAACTTTTGGAGGTCTGCGCTTGTTGTCGATCCCGCGCATGAAAGAGGCGTCTACTGACATGATGGCTCCTTCGGCGTTAGCCGATCCTTACCTTGTCCTGCAAATCAGCACCACTTCTCCGGTGCGCTCGATGGCATCGACGTTAGGCCACAGTGTTTTTGCCGCAGCTATCCATCCCGATGGCTCCATGACGGTCATGTGGAGCTTTCTATCGATGTACGCGCCGAAATTGTCATCGAACGTGTCGATGTTGAGATAGCACGCGACCCTGATTGATGCTCGAATGGACTCAAGCACGTCCATGACCCGCTCGGGAGGAATGTGCTCAAGGACATCGCTGGAGAATCCGTAGTCTGCTTGAGGTAGTGCATCCCACAGGGCTACCCGAGTAAACGGAACGTCCTCCTCCAGAGCGTTCTCAGCGATATCAACCCCAGCAGCATCGAACCCACGACGGCGAAGCTCTGTAACGACACGGCCCGTCCCGCAGCCAAGGTCCAAGAAAGAGGCACCTGGTTCTGGAGTAAGAAGGCCCAACGCCTCATCGACATACCGCATTCCCGGAGACACCTTGCGGTATTGATCGACCCGCCAAATGTCCTCGTACTTCTCACGCTCCCGATCCTCGACAGGCTTTTCACCCTCTCGATTAGCCCTCTCCAGCACCGCGGACAAAAGGCCACCACTCCAAAGCTCGATCTCTGCCCCCTGCTCCCTCGTCAAATTACCCGCGATCGACGGGAACTGTTCTGCCGCTAAAGCTAAAAGCCCTGGCGTTCGATACGTGACTCCATTGACCACAACATCGACCGTAAACTCTCCGTCGTTCATCGGCTGCGGAAATGCTCGATGGTCGTCCCCCCGATAGCTTAAGTCGTAGCCAAACAGTTTTAGATTACGAAACCCGAGAATGAGCGCGATGTACAGCGCGTGTATCCCGGCCGCTCCCAACGGAGCTAGAACCCCGTGGACAGGCCCGCTTTTCATGCTGGCCAGCGCTCGTTTAGCAGAGTCTACGAACGAGTGGTACATCGTCACATTGTGCGTCGAGAGCCGCTCGAAAATGTCGGGATGCACCTGACTGGCCAAGATGCACTCGGTCTCTCTCTGCATGTTCTCCACGTGCACGTAGTTCGATGCGCGCGAGTCCATCATCATGAAGTAGTCGGCTACCACTCCACGTTTCAAAAGAAAGTTGTAGGCACCGTTTACGGCAAGAACCGGGAGCCCGAACTGACGAATCAGGTCAACGTTATCCGCCAGAGACGGACCTCCGGCGGCGATGATGAGTGGCGTATCTATCTTCGGCCGAGGCTCTAAAACCTTCGGCCGTCGAGCGATGTTCTGCCGGATCTGGCTCTCGATCTCGCCAGTATCGTTGTTGACCACGAGCTGCAAAAAAAGAGGGGCAGTCTCCTGCCCCTCAGCTTGAGCCGCGAAGTAGCTTGACATCAGGCGAGCGTGACGCCGCCGATGATCGCCGTGAGCGGCCCAGCGATCGCCGTGCGGATCGTCTGGGCGTTCAGGTCGTCGGCACTCGTCGATGTCGATGCCGCTGCGGTAATCACGACACCCATGATCTGCGCTCCAGAGGCGGTGAGAGAGGCTGACGAAAGCCGTCCGCCACCTGCGACCGCGACACGTAGACGAACATCCGCCGCCGTGTCCGCCGCGACACGGATTGGAAACACGCCTTTCATACGCGCCCAGAAGTAGGCGTTGTCCGGAATGATCGCCCGTGGCGCGAACCCGATCCGGTGGCCGGCGAGCGCCAAAGGAGCGGTAAGCTTCAATGCTTGTTCGGCCTCGTCGATGGCCAAAGCGTACGGCTCGTTGACCGAGGTCGAAATAGCCGCACCGGCCTGCACGTATCGATATACGATGCCACCGAACTCTGTCTCTGCCCCGAGCGCGAACTCCTTGTTCAACGAAGCCGTATCGCGATGGGGAATGTTGAATGCTGTGCTCATGTGTTTTTCTCCCTACGCCTTCATCAAACCGAGGCGACGACGATCCGATGCCGCGTTGTTGCCCATGAAGTAGATCGGCGTGACGACCGTGTCCTGGTTCACCGGCGACTTGTCGTCCGCCTGCTCCCAGTTCCGACCTTCGGACACGACCAGCTCCATGTAATCCGTGTTCAGGAAATACCCGGTGTTGTCCGGAATCCCCGAGACTGCGGTTTCGTGGAACACGTCCGAACCGTGGTACTTCAAGCTGACGAACCCTGCATCTCCAGACGATTCGTTCGTGTACCGCTTCAGCGAGACCTGAGAAAGCTCGAAGAAGTTGTAGTAGCTTTCGGACAACACGATCATATCCGGAGTGCTAGAACCGATCGTCAAGCGACGGTACAGCGGCCCCATCAGCGACTCGATCGTCGTCGGTCCTGGTGTGATCGCACCACCGCCCTGAATCGGGGCCGCCGCGGATTGAACGATCGACCGCCACCACTCCTCCGTGGTAGCCGATATTCCGCCGACTACGCCAAGCCCGTCCGTTGTGACGATCGCCTGGATGCCGGTCAGCTGATTGTCCAACAATCCGGCCGACCAAAGATCGGCGCTCATGCCGTTGGCTGCTTGCGCAATCGCAGCCTTGATCTTGGATTTCGCCAAGTTGAATATCTTCGAGCGTCCGCGGTTGATCTGAAGCTCACGCCCGTGAGACGTAACGTGAACCACAGCCTGCTTCCACTCCCACCGCGAATGGGTGTGAGACTGCTGGAACGAAATGTCGAGCGGATCGGCGCCGAAATAACGCTGATACACGCCCGGACCTTGATACATGATCGGACAGTCGATAACCGTCCCGCCCGCTTCCATACGAATGTTGCCCTTCTTCTTCATCCGGGCGTACAGAGCGTTGTGGTTGGAAATGCCGTCCGCAACCTCAGTCTTTGAGTTTCGGAGCGTCGCAGTGATGACGTCCCCGAATCCCTCAAGGGTTACTTGATCGACCATTGATGACCCCGCGTGGAGCTACAGAAGCTCCGACTAGCTAAGCACTACGCGCTTTTCGCCAGCTGCTCATCGAGCGCCGCTCCAAGCGATTCTTCGAGTGTGCCTTTGCTAGCCGCTTTCCCCGCCGGGGTCGCCCGAGGAGTCACGTTGACTAGATTGGCTTTCCTGGCCTCCGCTGCTTTCTCAGCGGCTGACTTGCGATCCGCCTCTTGCTGTCGAGCAATCAGCTTCCCGCGCGTCACAGGGTTGACCCAAACAGCCTTGTCATAGGCGTCTCTGAGGTCAGCAGCCTGTCCAGATTGGATGGTTTTTAACATATCGTCCTTGACAAGTCCATAGAACTCGTTTTTCGGGTCGTTCGCGAAGTCGGTGATCTCCTTTGAGATCTCAGACCGTGCAGCTTCGACCCGTCTTTCTTCCGCTTGCTGATCGGCTCGCTCCTTGGCCGTCAGCTTTCCTTCGAGCGTCTGAATCTTCGATTCCAACGCCGTGAACTTCGGATCTGGCTGGATCGGTTTACCATCCGGCCCAAGCTCCGGCTGCTCCTCGATCAATCCGTAGCTCTTGGCGAGATTGCGGAAAACCTCGATCTTCTGTTCCTTGCTCCCCGTGTGCATGGCGTACTCGAACTGCAACGCAGAGTTGATGATATCCGTAGGCGCATGTTTCAACGCCTGCATCATCGGCTGATACGGCTGGAACTGCCTTGCAACCTCCACGCCGAACGTCGCGGCCCCCTTGTACTGCTCGATCCCGCGGTGAATGTCTTCCTCGCGCTTGTGGACCTCCTTGCGCACCGCCTCCGGGAGTTTCGAGAACTCGATAGCGGCCTCGGCCTTCCAGCTCACGGGCGCTTTCGTGATGTCCTTGCCGTCCACAAGTTGCGGATCGGCAGTTTCAGTCGTTTCAGTAGTCTCCTCGGATGCCTGAACCTGCTCGCCCTCGACAGCCTTGCCGTTCGGCTTTGCGTCTTCCGCAGTCTTTTCTGTCTTCTCCGTCGTCTCAGACTTCGCCACGAACTTGCCATCGGCACCGCGAGCGCGCTCTGTCGTCTCGGTCGTCTCTGTGGTTTCCGTGCCGGCCTCAGCGGTAGTCTCCGGAGCGTCCAGCGCGTCCAGGGCTGCCCCCAACGCATCGTCCATGCTCGGCGTCGTCTCGGTTTCTACCGTCTCTACGTTCTCTACGGTTTCTTCGCTCATGCTTTACCACCTACCGAAAGTTTCTGAATCTGAATCTCGACGCTGCGCCGCTTGTCCTTGCCGTCCTCATGCTGAGAGACCTCGACGACTTCACCAACGGCATCCACCGATACTTTCGAGCCGACCTTTGGTAGCGACATTCCGAGCTTCGTGAGTGAATCATCATCGAGCCTCAATCGGAGTCCGTATGGATAGCTTGGCCCGTCATCTGGCGATGCCATAACCATGCCTTCGTGATGCTCCTTCTTCTCTTTCTTGGTCATTTTCATGCTGACCATACCAGTCGCTTTATCGACCGCGTCGCCAAGCGCCTTGTCCATCGAGTCCTTAGCCATTGAGAATCCTCATGTTCGATAGGTCTGGTAATTGGTCTACACGCTCGCTCACTCGTTCGAGCTTGTTACTCGCATCAAGCTCGGTGATCGTCCGCTCGATAGACTCGTCAAGCCGGGCCTCGCGCTTGGCCTGAATCTCTGCGCGTCGTCGTGCGGCCTCGCGGAGTTCTACGTCGCGGCCTTCGTACTCGCGGCAGCCAGATCGCTTTAGATCCTCGGCTCTCGCCCTTCGGCCTCGAATCTCGCGGCCGTCGATTGGCGACTCGTATGCGGGCAAGTCTCCGAAGCCCTTCACAGCCGATATGATCTGCCTCGTCTTGCCCCCGCACTCAGAACAGGCCGGCGTGTCGTGACGGTCGGCTATCTTGCGGTAATAGGTTCCCGTCGCGCCGCAGTTCTGGCACGAGGATTCGTAAATTGGCATTGGCTAAGAGATTGACTGTGGCGACAAATGTGCGAGATCGTTCGGCAGCGGAAATCCGAAAACGGTTGCCCGTTGGATTGCTACAATTTCTCGTTTTGGAGCCGTATAGTCGTCCATCAATGGATTATACAGCCAACTATGCGGCGGCCTGATTCCCCAGGAAACGAGCCAATGGGCCGTAACAGTTAGCATCTCGACGTGAGCCGCAATCTCTGCTAGCGACTTTTCCCGCCACACAAACGGCATCGCCGGAATGGCCGTTGCAACAGCGACTCCGATTATGGACTTGATGAGCTGGCGTCTGTTCATGACAACCCTCGAATAATCGGCACACCACCGACGTAGAGATTGACGTACCCGTAGTGCTTAAAGCCCGACGCGCTCGGATTGGTGCAGCGCTTGAGCATGTTTTGCCATGCGCAATAGGTAGGCGACATTCGCTTACCGCGCGTATGCCCGTGAGTCATGCTCATTACTGAACGGCCGCCATTGCTGGCTGTTGCTGCGGAGGCTCTGGGCCAAGGGTCTGCACGATTTTTATCAGTTGCTCAAGGATTTTCTCATGCTGGCCGAGCTTCTGAGTGCCCTGCTCCAAAGATTGGCCCATCTGCTGGAGCTGCTCCGCCCCCTGCTGCACGGCCTGTCCGATTTGCTGCACCATCTGCGTCAGTTGGTCGATCTGCGATCCGCCTGCCTGAAAATCAAGGTTCTCAACTGCGTCCTCTACGGCCCTGCCCATTTTAGCCTGCCGGCACACGGAAAGCGCTATTTCTTTCGTCACTTCCGGGCCATTGCTTGCCCCCGCCTGCTGTAGCTGCGGAGCCGCCCCGAACACTGCCGAGAGCGTATTCAATACCTCGCTCAAACCCGCAAAGTCCTGCTGAATCATCTCGCGGATCGTGCTATCGGTCTCCACCGAAATGCGGAAGGTGCGCATCGCGTCCGACCTCAAAACGGCGATCACGTCCTCCCATGTCGGCGTTTCGAGCATCTTCCGATACTCCGGAGGCACTTCCTGCCCCTGAGCCTGCATCTGCTGCACGCCCATCTGCAACTGCTCCTTCTCCTGCGCCCTAGGTAACTTGATCTGCGTCATTTCGGCCAGAACGTCAGGCTCGTAATGTTCTGCAATGACCTCGCCTTTCAACCGTAGAATGTCCCGGACGAACCGCTGAATCTCCTTCTGCATCCGCTGCAATCTGACCGAGCCCCACTTGCTCTTAAGCTCCTGTGCGCCCAATGTTTCAGTGGCTTTAGTAGCCCCGCGCATGATGTCCGAGAGCCCGATAATCTCGTAGATCGTCTGCTTGATCTGCTCGCGCGCCTTGTACAGACCTTCTAGCACAGTGATCAACTTCTCTACCGGCATGATCCAAATCAGCTTATCGAGCCCAATCATTGAAAGAGCAGCAGCATCCTCGATCGGGATCATTTCGGTATCACTGGCGTCCATCAGCTGTGCCGCTTCTTTGACGTTCGCGTGATACACCCCGCGCAGTCTTAGAGCGGCCGTGATCTTCTCTATCCTCCGGGTCAGCCGGTCCATTTCCTGCGCCTGGGCTTTGTACTGCCTGTACAGTGGGATGGGAACCAACGATGTCGAGTCCAAAACTGCCATTGCAGGCTTTGGCATCGGGAAGAATCCGCGAAGCTTCAACCTCGGATCGTCATCGACCAGCAACGGCTCCTCGGTCCCCTGCGCGATGAACAGGACTCGCTTTTTAAGCTTGTCCCATATCTCCCATACTTCCCCGGACTGGAACAGTCGCTTGACCCCAGATGCGGAGTCCATCCCATCCGAATCGTCCTCGGAAAGCTGCGTCAGCTTGATCGTCTGCGCTTTTTCCTCGCCGAAGTATTCAACCAGATCGTCCCAGCCCATGTCGTGACGGAACGCAACCCACGGAACGACGCCCCAAGTCTTTCCAGGCCCTCTACGGAAGTCGTCCCACTGAACGTGCTCACACGTCGTGTCTTGATCGACTATCCGTTCTGTCGGCTCCTGAGCCTCCCCAGCCTCGTTCGGCTCGACATCGACACTCTGAACGTTCGGCCTATACCGAATTCTGGTAATCCCTCGACCCGCCAGCGCGAAATCCAGAACAGCGCTCGTGATCTCGCCGTCGAAATCGTAGGTGTCGATCGAGTACGAAAGTCCGCGTTCGAGAACAGTGCTCGCAACCTTCCCGATCGGATCTGCGTCCTTGAACCTGCGTCGAACATCGGGCGTAGGCGTCGAGTTGTACAGAGCAGGGACAATAATCTCGGTGTTAGACCACAAGATGTTGAACGTCGCCTCGTCCGTGTCCTGAAACGACGCCCTTTCCTGATCGGTCTTGTACCGCTTCCAAATGTTCTTGACCTCGTCACGCCACTTGCTTTCGGTGCGTGAGGCTAAAGCCAGTTCTGCAAGCCAGCGAGTGACGATCCCCTTCGGGTCGGGAACGCGAGTATCCCCCTCCTGGCGGGTCTCGAACTCGTCTACTTTAAGTCGCTCTGCTTCGGCCACGTCTTTCCTTGTCGAGTTGCTTCCACATGGAGGGGGTTACTACCCTCATTTCCTGCCCATCGTCTTGGTCCTTGCCCTTGGTCTGTTCTCGCCAGACTTGGGCGATAACTTCATACGCATCACATCCATGGCTCGACCAATCGTGAACTGGAGTATCACGAAAACACTTTCGATCCTCGTCGTACTCGAAGTGATAGAACCGCAGCGCATCCAATCCCTCGCTGCACTTTTCTGCGTCAAACCACGAATGCTTCAACGTCGCTCTAGCTGCGGCTATCTGGTTCATCTGAATCGTCGCCGGAACCACGGTCATCTTGATCCCTTCGTCGTGAGCCTGTTGAACAACTGACCGCCCGCCAGCTTCGAGCACCTTGCGAACTGCATCGTGCGGAACGTAATGCTTGCCGTAGTCGTACCCGCGATCCTTCAACACGTCGCAATAGTGCTTCACGTCTTTGCCAGAATTGGCGTAGTAGTCGATCAAGCGAACTTCGTTGCGTACCATCTGCCAAAACCAGATAGGCGTCGTATCTCCGTATCCCAAATCCCATGCGGTGTTAACCGGCACTCCTGATTCGCACTGAACCTCGCCTACTCGGCCGTCGCGCTCGGCTTTAGATATCCACTCTCCGTAGATCGAGCCGACGATCGCAGCGTTGAAGCTGCATAAATATTCCTGCGCGTATAGAGCAGTTCCGAAGTCTTCCCCGTAATCGTCAACGTACGCTTTCAATTCGTCCGCAAGCTGCTCGGCCGTGAATACCCCCGTCTGCTCGGCCGTGGCGATTTCAGCGTACGCACCCGGATCACGCAGGGCAGCCTGAAAAGTCCTCTCAGCGTGGTTGTGCCCTCGTGGCGTCGTGATATAGAGCTGCCAGCCTTTGTTCTCCGTGAGAATCGGCCGCAAATACCCACGCGACGACGGATCAGACTGCGCCCACTCTGAATACACAATTCCCGCCGGGCTAGAACCAATCGACCCTTGGTAGTTGTCGCTGCCTAGTACGGCCCAGGTCCCGCCATTGACAAGCTCAATATGCATTTCCTGCTCGCGCGTCCGTCGGCGGATCTCGTGCGGGAAGGCTTCGTCAATTCGGCGTTTGCCGGTGTGCGGATTGACGGCGGTCCAGATCGCTTTTCTGGCCTGCGTCGCGAGGGGAAGCATGTGCCAAATGTTGCACGGGCGCCGAAACGCTGCGACGCTCGCCCAGTGGAGCGCAACATCGTCCTTGCCCCACCTTCTGTGCGCTACGACCTCTGCATGGCAGCCGCCACCTTCAAGGTACGCCCACAACTTACGCTGGTACGAGCGTGGTGCCCATCCGTTGGATGGAAGCCGGATTTTCACTTCGCTTTTTCTTTCTCCGGTTACGTGCCTGCTCTTTCGAAGTCGCCCAGCGGCAGTTGCCGGGCTCGTAGTTGCCATCATTATTCGGGTAGCGGTCTAGGGTTTTCCCCGGTGGCCGCGTGACCGTTGCTGATCCGGCCGCATCCGCAAGAGCCCACCCTTCCATTGCGCAAATGGCCGCCTTGAACAGTGGTGTCGTTGCCGCACTCGCACAGACACGCCCATCGAGGCATGCGGCCACAGTTTGTCGAATGACGCTTGATTACCGTCAGGCGGCCGAAAACCTTACCCGTGAGGTCAATCAGCGGTCTAGGCATCTTTTTCGCCATCCGAGAAACGTACGATCTCGATCGTCAGCGGGCCACCGCCTGCGCCGGTTACGGCAACCTGATCGCCGTACTTCTTCGGCGCGAGCTTGGACATCAGCCACTTGCGTGTGTCCACACGGAGGCGAGACCGTGTGATGTGCTCGTGATTGACCAACTCCCCAATGACCTCTCCGTCCTTGTCGGTTCGGTCCATGAAGTCGTTAGAGCCGTCATCCGCAATGTCAACGATATGGTCAGACCAATGCTCAAGTAAATCCTCGCGTGCGCGCGTGTAGTTGTCCCGAAACATCTCATCCTGGCGTAGCCAGCGCATTACCATGCTGCGCGATGGCATTCCGTCGCCCTTGAGAATCTGATTCAGGCTTTCGCCATCTGCCATGCGCAGGCATATCTCATCAGCAATCTTCTGGGAGAACTTGGAAGGTCTCCCGGTCTTAGCCACGACCGAGATCCATCACCGCCAGCCGCAACTCGCCGTATCGAATCGCCCACAGCGGCACTCGGTCATGCTGTTTCCAGCGACGAACGGTCACGGCATCCACTCCCACGCGACGAGCAAATTCGGATTGGCTCCAGTCCATGCCGGCCAAAATCCGGGCGAATTCGGCGTATTGTCGGTGTTGCACCGTGGAAAGTGTAGCATTTTGCTACGCCTACTCCAGCAACTTCGCCCGAATCGCCGTCTCTTTCTCCTCGTCCGTGTCGTCGTCGGCCGTATCGACCCATCGAGCTATACCTGGATAGGTGGCCCCTCCGAGCACGAAATAGGAGTGGATCGACTCGTCCGCAGCTGGGTTGGCCCGCAAAATGATTCGCGGACCCATGCCGGTCGTGTCCAAAAGAGCCTGTAAATCTGCGTCTGCCATATGAGTCTCCTAACTGCGCCAACAAACCACGGTCGCCGTCGTCGCGGCCATGACCTTAGCAGGACGAAACGGAATCAATGTATGGGCAGGGACCGCCGGATACGTGATAGATATCCCGGTCTGATCCTGGATCACAACATCGCCGGTCTCGGTAACCCACAGAGCCCTGCACCTTGGAAGGCCGTTACCATCCAGTAGGCTCGTGATGTCGCTTGGCGTAATGGCAGTCTGGGCGCTCGCTGGACCTCCATCCGTAGCAATCTGCCCAATTGATGCAAGCGGAAATAACGCCAGCAAGAACAATAACTTCTTCATAGCCCAATCCTTATTCCGATACCGATATTTCTCCGCGCGCCAGCGCCGCCCTCCGGCTGCACCCCCAAACTCACCACCAGATTAACCTCGCCAAATGGGGCAAGCTCTGCATCCGCCGCAGGGTCTTGGGAGATCGTGTCATTGGCCGCGACCGTGTCGCTGTATTCGTACGTCACGTTGACCGTCACGGCACCCAAATACTGAGACTCGACCGCACTCTTACACTCTGCCCCGGTCAACGGGGCTGTCGTGCAGTCTACGAGCGTGAGTGTGTCCCACGCGTAGCCGTCGATCCGTTGATATGTCGCAGCCCCAGTAACATCCGAAACCACGCGGAAATACCACGCCTCCCCATCCTCGTCCTCGTCCATGTCCGCGACCGTGTCACCCGCACCGAGCACATTCGATGTGAGACTGAGGCCGGTGTAGAGCGTGCCCTGATACAAACTCGCCGTGAGTGCATCGCCGAGCGGATGTCCACAAATCTGCCCAACCTCGGGATCTGCGTCGTGGAACACGATCGGCTGCGTGTCGGCCGTACCGATCTCTACCCCGGTCTTGATCACATACGAGATCGTTTGGCCCTGGCAACTCGGTCCCGGCTCCTGGTCCCACCAGACCACCAGCTCCGCGTGATAGTCCTGGGCCGATCGGTCGAACACCCGGATGAGCAGCGCGCTGATCCGCACGCCCGACGAATCCGCGTAGCTCGTCCCGCCGTCATCCGCGATGATCAGCGGTACATCGATCGGCAGGACAGAAAATGGCGCGACAACGATATCGTTCGCTGCGTAGTAGTAGGCGGCCACGCCGTTTACTACGGCTGCCCCAGGCGCGAAAACTCCGGCCCCGTCGCCGGTCAGCGCCTCATCGTCAGCGAACGTCCCGCTCACTATCCAAAGTTGGAGCGTCCCGGTCGTGCCAGCGTCCGTGTCGGCCAGCACATAACCAACGGCCCCACTCGTGCCCCCGGTCACCCATTCATCGAGCACGAAATTCGCGGACTGCGCATCGTAGTTCAGGTCCGCGATTGCAAAAATGCTGCCCTGAACGACGCTGGTGAGCGTGACGGGAGACCCGCATAGCTCATCCGCTCCAGCCCCGCAATCAGACGCGGGGTCCATCTCGATATCGATCCCGGACCCGACAGACGAGTAGCTGCTCGTCCCTGTTTCGAGCGCGCAATACCCGTCGTAGTATGGATGCGCCGGAGACTCGGATACGTCGATATCAATCGTATCGCTCGCCCCGGTCGTCGCCTCGAACGCGCTCCCACTCGCACCGCTCGCAGCCTCGACCGCCGCGCCGTCCGCAGGTGCGGATGTATCGACCGGCCACACTGCGCAGTGGATCTGATCGGCTACCGCGTCCGCATCGTACGTGACTCGTACTGTGTTGCTGTCCAACGAATCAAATGTAGGGCCAGACGCGAAGTAGGGGAACGGATGATCCGCGATGATCGCTGCGTCGGCGTTGAACGTCATCGTGTCGGCCGCGACTGTCTCGGTCCCATCGGCCCGCAGAGGCCAATATCTCGCGAGATTACCAACGTCGTCGGTCTTGTCCGGGCGGCGCGTTTGAAGCTGCGCGATCGTCGTGCCCGAGACCACGGCATCGAACAACGCGACCTCAGCAATATCGATGTCAGATAACGCTTGTATCGTGCCTCTGTTGTTGCGAGCGCAAAAAGCAAAGAACCTCGCGAACGTCATCGTCCCGGTGTCCAGCATGTTCACGTCCGCGGTGAGGCTTTGCGATACTCCGTCAGCATAATACGCTGTCGTTGCCCCGGTACGCGTGAGCAGATGATGGTGCCAATCGCCGTCGTAGACGGCGGCGTTATCGAACCAGTAGAGATCTATTCCAGAAACCCGCACGGCGAATGACGTCGAACCGAGATCGAGCGCACCGCCCGCCCCAGTATTCAGGAGCACGTGGATGAACTCGGTCGTGCCGTCCTCTAGTACGCCGAGCGCCGCCTCGTTGGCGTCAGCGCCGTCCGTGGTCGTTGTCTTGAGCCAGAACGAAATCGAAAAATCATCGAGATTTGGAATCGATGCGTTGGCGGCGTAGTCGCCGGTGCCATCACACGTGAGTGCAGCCTGTGCACTCGTGCCGATTAGCAGCGTCGCGAGTGCCGCTAATATACGGCTCATCTGAACTCGAGTAGCGGCGGGCGCGGCCACGGATACACGATCACATCGACTGTGCGGCGCACCACATCTGTCGGTGACCATTGGCACTCTAGTTCGTACGTCGCGGACTGCGTTATCTGCGGTAAGGCGACGACGCCCGACGGCGATTTCGGACCGCCCCAATTCGGCCCGGTTGCGACGCAACTGACCGCCGCAGGTTCAGTGCCCCAGGCCAAGGTCGGCGTTATCGCGCCTGCATCATTTCTCAGCAACTGCGCCGTGAACGTCAGGTCGTTCTCCGCCATCGCTTGCTGAGTAACGAGCAACACCAACATGATCACAAAACACCAAACACGCATCGGTTTTTCTCCTTCAGTTAACAGCACACGCCGCCTGGACGCGCTCCAAATGCTGGAATAGCCCCCGCCCCAGTTGCTCTGCGTTATCTGCGGCAAGGCGACGACGCCCGACTGGGATAGATACTATCCAGCACCCTAACATGCCATATTGGCTGGGCAATCAGTATCAACCGCAGAATCAGATGCCATAGCCGCTGCTTTTGTTGACCACGAGAGGTCGTAGTTCCAAATCATGTGTGACATCTGCAACGTCTGATAGTAGTTGATGATCTCCGGTATGTCCTGAGTTTGCCCGCTACACGTCGGTACCTGCTCCTCTCCCACCCATCCATAGGTGCCGACGTAATTAGCCGTCCCTCCCTGCTCGCCACGGAATGTCTCAACAGACCACGGCTCTCTAGACCAGTTAGGGGCATCCCATGTGCATGCAGGATCAGGGCCACCTACGATGCAGTTCGGCAAAGACACACAGTTATCTAACAACGTGACCATCTGAGCACGGGTCCGCGTGTAGTTTGCCATCAACCGATTCATGGTGTGCAGCCAAACCTCAGCACCTGCGGTATAAGCCCTATTGTACTGCGCAACAATAGCGTCCCCAGGGGCATAGCTGGGTGGAGCGTCTATGGATGATTCGCCGATTGACCACATGTAGAACCTGGCATCGTCATCGTATCTGGCTGCATACGCGTCTGATAGCGCGATCACGCGATCCATAATCTGCCCTTCCCACAATTTTGGAATAGCGCGCAATGATCCCGCCCAACTTACTCCGACATTAGACGCGACAAGCCCGCCATACTCGAGCACGTCTCCGTTACTGATTCCGCAACATGGCCCATAGGCCGCGGAATACAAATACGCTGGAAAATCAGTGAACGGGAAATGCTGAGTTTCATCTGGAACGCCGCCATAAGCCGCGCCAAAATCACGGTCTCTCAACCGCATCATGACTTTCTTGCCGCACGCATCGGCGGCAGCAAGAACTTGATCCGTGAACGCAAACCCCGCAGCGTAATCTCCCGCTGTATCTGATTCGAGCACATTCCACGCTGGCCAGACGGAAATATATTTAATGTTGGAGTTATTGCAAACCGCGGTGATTGTTGATGTGATCGCCGAGAAATTTTCTCCAACATGAAAAACCCCACCCGCAGCTACTCCGTGGCCTGGGTCCCACTTGACCGCCGTCTCAGGTGAAGGTGGCGCGTCTGCATCAATCACCGCCGCAACGCCGGGGAGTGCAGTACCAATGTTGCCGTCCGCGTCTACCGCGCGAACCGTGAACGTAATCGAGCCTGCATCCAGCCCGGTGACGGTTGTCGAGAGCCGTCCGGTAGAGACGCTGAACGAATCAAATACTGCCTCTACGTCAACGCCGTCGCTCGTGGCAGTTGCAGCTAAACCGATTTCCAACGTGCTCGGAAGCGCGATCTGGTGGTTATCTAGCCTACCAGTCCATACCGTCCCATCGTCGGAGTCGTGAACATCGAAGTTTCCGTTCGCTCGGCGCTCGATTCGATACCACGGTTTGATGGCCTCGTTTGCCGTTCCAACGCTCTGGTTAAATGCGGTGGCTCGCGATGCCCCTACCGACGTTCGTGGGCGGCTGTGAGTGAAAGCGTTGCTACCGAACTCAGAACTGGTGTGCATCGCCCCGGCTGAAAATGCAGCTGAATTCGCGTCGAGCGATGCGCGGGCATCGAATACGGCTTTGTGATAGGTAGACATCGCCGTATCTTCGAGCGATCCAATCTCGAACGCCGCGATGAATGCACCTGTGAACGGGGTATAGCAACCCGAGTACGAATCCGCCGTCCCGTCCTGCCCCGCACCGCCACCGACAACCGTCAGCTCTGCACCGTCTTGAGTGCAGGAGTGATCGCCCATCGGGGAGCCGATAGCTCTCTCCGTCAGGTCGATGATCGGGCCAGAACTCGGAGACGCGATCGTGTCGCAGAGCATCCCATCGCAGTAGATTCGGTACTCTGAAATACCCGACCAGTCCGTGCCGTTCGCTGGGTCGCTGACCTGATCCCACGATACCGTAGCCTCTTCCACTCCTGCCGTGACCTCGACTTTCGTCACAGGATTCGGCGGCGTCGTGTCGACATCGGGCGTCGGTGGAGCGACATAGGACCACGGAAACGCAGTGCTCACCGCGCAACTGGCCATCACGCACGCCGTCACCGTGAGCGAGCCCGAGCCTGTGACCGATCCGGCGTGCGTCAGGTTCTCGGCGGCGGCAGCGGTGACAATCGACCAATCCGCGCCGCCCGATTCAGTGATTGTCGCCGTGGCGGCGACCGTGCCGGTCAGACACGTTTGCGGCCCGATATCAATGCTCGTCGCCGTCCCGGTCTGCTGCGATACGAGAATCGCGAGTGCTGTATTCAGGCACGCGGTATCCCAGGATAGATCAGCGACCTGCGGATCACAGTCGCCCGCTAGCGGACAACTCGTGTTGCGCGTCCCGTCCGGGTTGAGTGGCAGCCGCGTGATGATGGTCGCAGCGTCGGCAACGGACAGCCCGAGCCAGCCAGCAAGCTCCCATGCACGCTGCATACCGTTGCAGTAGATCGTCGAAGCTGAAATACCGAAATAAGCAGGTATGGAGTCACCGTTGTCGCAAGTGTACAGATCGTCAGCGTTGCGCTCTGGCGATCGCGTCCACTGCGCCTCGGAACTGTCGGGCAGGGGAATGCCGATCCAAAGCACGAGGGCGAGCGCAAGACTCGAAGTAAATCGCTTCATATTCATGCGCATATAGTCATAACTATCGCTCATTTATGCTTGCATCCTATACCCCATCGGGGTAGTCTAAACACATGGCAGATACCTGCCTACCGACCCGGCGGAACCGGGGCCGACACCAGCCGGTAGCCTGGTGAGGATCAAGAAAATGGACAGAATCAAAATCGTCGCCGGCACTCGCAAAATTGGCGACACGCTCAACGGCCGAAAAATCACTGGGTTCGGCAAAACCTGGAATCAGCGCGTCACCGATGATTCCGCCTGCGCCTACGGTATGGAGCCAGGCCTCGACTACTACCCCGACGTGACGCTGCAATACGCCTACCTCGGCTCGGCGGTGCAATCGTGAAGTCGCCACTGCCCCCAGACGCGCGCGTGGCGATTGACGACGCGATCGAGGAATACGAGTCGCCTGGCTGCGAGATCGAATACACCGACCGGGTCGTGATCCGCGGCACACAGACGTTCGCCGTGTTCGGCGACCGCGCCTACGACCTGAATATCCCTGAGCGGATCGCGGACGAGAACGGCACCGAATTTGAGTACCACCCCGTCACACGGCACGGCAAACTGATTGCATGCTACCCGCCAGAGGGGCGCGGCGGCGTGCTCTATCTGTTCCGCAAAATTCGTGATCGCGGCGTTGCCTGTGATCGCGACTGGGATTGCGTACCTATCTCTCTCGGTTGGATTCGGGAAAACGAGCTGGCCCAGAGCAACGCGCAGATCGCCAGAAACATCCTCGCCGAACTCGACGAGGGAATTTTGCAGGTGCATCTGTGAGCAAATTCGCGTCCCTGATGCGTCGGGCCGACACGCTGATGCGTGTCGAGTCCGATCCGATCCGCGCCGAGTGGTTCGCTGGCTATAAGCGCGGGTTGCGCCGCGCACACCACGGCGAGCGGTTTGGCTCGGAGGCTGAGCATCAACTCTGGCTGTCGGCATCCGAATCAACCGATCCGATGCGTGCCGCACTTGGGCGCGGCTATCGTGCTGGCCTAACACTCGAAGTTCGCGACCCGGATTGATGAGCGATAACGTTCCCGCACCGCCCCACCCCGACGAGATCCGCGCTGCACGCACCGCCGCGGGCCTCTCTCGCGCGGATGCTGCTGCGCTGATCTACAGATCCAAACGCGGCTGGGAGAAATTCGAGAGCGGCGAACGAGCGATGGACCCCGCTCTGTGGGAGTCGTGGCTCCTGAAAGTCTCCCAAAAGGTAGCCCCGAACTAGTCGGGGCTCAGGGGGTGCTGTGGGGGCAGCTCGAAATTAGTGGTGCCGTCTGTACGGCTGAATTTGCCCCGGGGGCAATTGTTACATCATGACTGTAACAGACTGTTCAGCCGTTGAAAATGCCAACGGTACAAATAATCGGTCTTTGTACGCCCTTCGCGCCTGTCCGATGCGATGCCGATACAGACGCTCCGATATGCCCAGCAGAGGCGCAATCTCCCTCGGTTCGAATGTGTGCCCGTTCGGTTTGAGCGGCAGGCAATAGCGGGCTACCAGCACCTCGATGTAAATCATGTCGAGCGAGAACACCCGGCCGTTGATCCTCCATGCTCGCGGCGGCATATCGACGCACAGAATCTTGTGTCCAGCCTGCCCGACACCGCCAGTCAGAATTCGCGTCAGCGTATTTTCAGGCGAGTATCCTTCGGCAGCGTATTGTACCCCCTTCCACAGCCCCCAAAACTTCAGGTCGCTGACCGCTTCCTGTTCCTCTAGCGTGTACCGTCGCATACCATCTCCCCGCGTTGCCGAGCCGCGCCTCAGTTACGAGATGCAGCAATACTCCCGCCAGTCTGGACGCGGCTCGGCTTTGCGCCCCTTGACCTCGAATAAGATCCCGCCCACCCATCTATCCGCATCCGTCGCAGGCCAATGGCGTCTACACGGTGAGTGGGCGGGAATTTCAATTTCATCCTGCCTTCGCAAGTAGTTCGTCGGGTTGCTTGAATGCTTCGAGCGACTTGCGAGCATCGGCCAGCGCCCGCTCGGCCCGCTCTAGGTCTGTCAATAGCTTCGTTGGAACGGCCGTGCGCGCTTCCTCGATTTTTCGCTCGACCGTGAACGACCAAACTGATTCGGTATTCATCCCGAGCCTGGTCAGCATTCGTCGCACATCGTCATAACCGTGCATCAGCTTCAACAGCCGTTGATTCTCTGCCTCGACGTCTAGCACGCGCTTTAGGTAATGCTCCCGAATCCGCCCGCCAACGTGGCTCCCGAATTCCTTATCCGCATCGCGATCCTCTAACCAACGCTCCCAGAAGTCTCGCGCAGTCTCTAGATGGAGCGGTTCGCGCGTGATCTTCGCGCGGCACATCAGCACGTAGCGGTATACGTCCTCGGGGATCGCCACGTCTCGGTATGGCGCTTTCTTCTTCGTGTACAACTTAGTCCCGGTCTTGGACGCCCACATGAGTCCAACATCTGGCGAAACCTCTGTCGGCTGGATCAACCCGGTCGGGCACACGAAATAGAGCTGGTTGCACAACGGCAGGTACGCCGGCCACTTGTTGTCCTGTAAAAAGTCTCCCCGACTCACTTTGATCTCGTACCCGTACACGCACGGGTGAGCCCATGACGAGGCGAGCGCCCACGCATCGAGGCGCACATGATTGCTGGAATGCGTCGGCCCATCCTTGCACTCGGGGACGAAAACATCCTTCGCGTGCTTCGCCGCCAGGAGGTCTATCAGGCGCATCAGGCGGCATCCTTCATCGTCTCGGCCATCGCCTCTATCATGGAACATGCCTCCAACTGCGCCTCTTGCGCACATCGCAAATAGTTGCAGCACTTACATGCAGAACTGTTGCCAATTCTGATGGTCCCCGAGGATCGCGCCGAATCAACTTCACTGCATCCTCATTACGGATTTGCCCGTGCCCCGCATGCCCGGTGTGCCCAATCCACAGCAAGCACCCATTCGCACCTTGTCGCGTCAAAGAATGAAGGCGCACATCAATAGGTTTTCTCATGCCGCTTGCTCCACCATAACCTGTGTCATTTCTTCTACCTGCTCAGCAGTTAGACCTTTCCAATATTGTTCGGCAACATGGCCGCACATCGCAGAAAATATTTCCCGAAAATCGCCCTCATCAAGGCTCTCATAGCTAAGCGACATCGGAATCCGAACCTCGACCATGCCAAAGCCTTTCAGGTTCACCATCATCCGCTCGCACGCTATGTCGCCCTCGTATTGGATGGCCTTCAAGACGGCGTGTGCGTTCATCCCGGCGAACCTGTCGATGTTCTCGGCGCATAGCTGCCCGAATACGTGAACGAGCCGGTGAAAGCCCGTAGAGCGGTCCTTGCGTAACGTGGCGGTCAGCACATCATTGGTGTTGTAGCCCTTCGCACGTAGCCGCTCCTGCGTGTACTGGTCGGCAGGAACTAGAGCGCCTTTCGTCACTCGGAGTAGGAAGGTTTCTTGCTTGGCTTTGGGCTTCACGACACGTCCACCTCCCGACACGCCCAGCCGCTCTTGAGCTTCCGCCAGCCATGCACGACGATCCGCCAGCCAGCGTCCCGCAAGTCGGCTATGGCCTCACTCTCGGTAATCTTGTCGATACGCGACGCTACGTTGCTGCCGGATGTCGTCTGCACCCCGATCGTCTCGCCGTTGCCGATCGCCACAAGATCGATGATCCCGAACAGGTCAATACGTCGTCTGGCATGAGGGTTCCATTTCTCGACGACCGCCGCCCTGTACCCTCGGTCGCGAAGTAGCTTTAGACTGCGCTGTGTGGGACTCACGCTGCCAACTCCATTCTCGCGTTCACTAGCTCCAACAACTCGCGATCCGTTCCGTAGGTGTCTCGGAACAGCCGGCCGTTCAAAGCCTTCGACGGGCCGTAGATGAACAGCATGTCGCCTGTCGTAAGCTCTGAGCGCTCCGGGATCACGCCGCGGTGATGCCATCCGCAGAGCGGGATCGTCGCCATGTGCCCGCCCGAGAGCTTCCTGGTGCCCATGTCTACCAAGTGATGCACTTCCGTAGGTAGTAGCTGTGTAGCGCCCTCTCTCTCGCAGCAAACGCAGCGCATGACGGATAGAGTCTCAAGTCTCACCCGCTCGGCTTTCGTTGGTGTTCCGGTTGAATGATTCACGCTTCCCCAGCCTCTTTCAGCAGCGCATCTATCGCCGACTGTGGAACCTGATAGCCTTTGTCCTTCAGGGATTGAAGGCGCTCAGCACACGAGAGCGGGGAGTCGTCGATGAAAGTAGCCCCGTCGTGCTCCAACCCAATCTGCACGAGTTCTCGCTCTTCCATGAACGTTCGTCTCGCAGCAGCGGCTAGCTTGAATTCTTCGTCGGTGATCCCCGGCCACCAATCTTTCGGAGCGGGAACCATTTGCTTCGTGTTCGCAACGTGCGTGACGTAACCCTCGCGAGCCTCATACACGTATACGTCGCACATGTGTCCGTCAGTGCTAAAGCGGCAATAGCTCATGTCGGAAACTCCCCGTGTATGCGGCCGTCAAGCAAACGTCCGGCGTTCTTCTTGCCGACGCGAACGACAACCGTCTCTGATGGTTGACTCTGACTCGTGAAGCAATGGACGTTGCCGGCGTCGTCGATGAAGAAGGCCGGCGGCTTACCGGCGCGGCCTAGTGCTGTATTGAAATCTGGGAAGCCGTCTCGCTGACCGCGCGGCCGCGGGAACCGCGAGCAGCTTTGGGATGTCGCGATCGGCTTCATCTTGGTTCACGACGGTCGATCCCAACCACACGTTCTGCGGCAAGGCGTCGTCGCCTAGCACACGCAGCATCGTCGGCACGTTGCCGATACGCTTCGTGAGCAGTTGCCAATCGAGATTTGGCGTCTCGTGAATCAGCCTGAATAGATCGGTTCTCCACGCGAGCGGCGCGGCGTTGTCGAACACGTCAGCCAAGGACGCGCAGAACACTCGATATCGCACGCCAAGCTCGGCCGCCTCGCGGTCCCACTTGAGCGGCTTGCGCCAGTTGGCCGGCGTCGTGCGACGCCGCTTGCCGTTCCACAGCTGAGGCGAGCCAGTGCGCTTCGCCCATGACTCGGCATAGCAGTGATCGCACGCGGGACTGATCTTCGTGCATCCGACCCACGGGTTGAAGGTTTTGTCGCACCATTCTATTTTCGTGGTATCGCCCATTACGTATCCTTGGATCTGACGGGATCGCCGAAGAGGTCGGGGATCATGCGAATAACTCAGAAGTAGCGTGTCGCCATGTGACGCGACGCTTGATGTTGCTCACTTGGGACTGATGAATGTAGTAGCGGCGCGCTATCTCTTTTTGCGAGCCGACAGCTAGAAATATTTCTCGCGCGCTGTCGTCAGTGAGTTTCGCGAGCCCCTGAGTCGCGCCGCGCGCCTGCCTTTGCTTGGCCGTTTTGTCTGCAACATTGTCAGCGTCAGTTCCAAGAAACAGGTGCTTTGGATTTACGCAAAGCGGCGTGTCGCATTCGTGTAAAATACACTGCCCGAGCGGCACTGGCTGCCCACTCTCTATCTCCCACGAGACGCGATGCGCCAATTTTTGGCAGCCATTTAGCCAGAAATACCCATAGCCGCCGCTGACAGTGCTGGTCCATAGCCAGCACCCGCTAGCCGCGAGTTCGTATTTTTCGTTGAAGCGATCTATCATCGATCTCATCCGTCGCGCTCCTTCAGGCAAACAGTCGTTGCTGTGCGTAAGCGGCTTTGATTCGCTCGCAGGCGATCTCGAAATACTTGGGCTCAATCTCGATGCCGATGAACTTGCGGCCTAGATTGGCGCAGGCAACTCCGGTAGTGCCGGAGCCCATGAAGGGGTCAAGGACCGTTAGCCCACTCACGAACGACAGGCACCACTCCATTACTACCACTGGCTTTTGCGTCGGATGGACTCGGCGTTGGTCCCGCTCACTGTCCTTCAACATTCCGTTCCACAAGTGCCTAATCAGACGAGCTGAACCGCCACACTTGCGCCATGCCAGCTCGCAATCGCTGTTGTTGTTCGACGTGAATCCATCTCGTTTGTCCCAAACTAACCACGCTGGCGATGGCGGCAGTTTGTCTGCAAAGTGATTTGCTCCAAATAGAACTACATCATCAAAATTTAGCCACGGTGACGGGTCGAAACCTTCGTCATCGCCTGCAATTACAGGGTAGTCCCCGCGTACAGTTTGCCCGCGTCCACTAGGAGATTTGTACCCAATCCCATACGGCGGATCAGTCACGACCGCATCGACCTTCGGCAACGTCGGCAAAATCTCTCGACAGTCTCCCAAGTACAAAGTCGCATCTCCGATGATGACCGGGCTCACGCTGCCCTCTCCCTTGCGCTTCGCGCATCCTGATCGAGCGGCGACCTGAGCCCAACCGCCTCACGTATCGTCTTTTGAATCACGCTGACAAAATCCTCGTCCTCCCATTTATCGCCGTTCGCCTCCGCTTGTTCGGCTAGTTGAACTATCTCGTTCTTGGCCTTCACGGCTTGCGCGAGCTTCGTGGCGTCACCCACTCCCCCAAGACGCAGAATGCTTTGCAACATGAATCGGTTGGCATACCGTCCGTATCGCGAGACGATCGGACCGTCGTCACTCACTCGTTGTTCGGACGGCGCACTGGCTCGTTTGCGCTTCTCGTCGCGAACGTCGGCAAACCCGCCGTCCTTCCACTGCTCTTGATTGAGGTAAACGAGCGGACCACACAGAAACCCGCCGCCCTGATTCAGCCAAGCCTTGTCGTATTTTTTCCGCTGCTCAACGTCGAGTAGGATCTCGGCAGAGTGCTGATCGAGCTTTTTCTGCCGCCACTTTTTCTCGCAGCCGGACTTGTTCTTTTTGCGGACGTATTCGTCGAATGGTGACTTGCCGTTGTCTGGCCACGCCCCCCAGAATCTTGCGAAAGCATCTTCGGCTTTCGTCTTTTGCTCAGCCTCTTGATTCATAATGATGGTTCAATGAAGATTCGGGTGACATAGCTATGTCGGGGGTGGGGTGACATAGCTATGTCAGGGGTCAGCCTCATTTGTCCGGGGTAGTATTTGTACCCCTGACACCATGTCACCCCTCTTGGAGAGCCATTGGAGGTCGAGTTTGTAGACGTTTGATTTACCCGGTTTGTACGCATAAACAAGGATTCCTCCATCCTCGAGTTCCCTGATAATCCGCTGCACTTGGCGTTCGCTCAGCCGGGACTTTGTGGCGAGTGTCTTGATAGACGGCCAACAGAACCCCTCATCGTTGGCGTGGTCTGCAATTGCCAACGCCACGAGTGTTTGCGATTGGTTCAGATCCGTGACGCGCCATACCAGCGTCATGGCATAGATCGACATCTACTCGCGGCCTCCTTGTCGAGCGTTCCCCGTGACACACGCTTCCGCCACGCCGCCATCGCCGCCAGCCGGTGTCGGGATTTGAGGGTCGCCCTCTACGGTATGGATGTAGCCTGCTCGGCGAACGATTTGCGCCATGCGCGGCATGGGAGTCTGCACCACGGTTCCCGAAGGGTCGCGAAGCTGAACGCTCACCCCACCCGCCTCCAAATCGCGTATCTCGGCGCTATCGCGTTCCGGCATTGCCGTTTACGCTTTAGGACCTTGACTCGTGCGGCCTTGAGCGTTTTGTGAGACGAGACCTTTACGTCTCGATAGCTGCCCAAGGAGACGGTGACGAGGAATGTGCTCACGGCTGCGCCTTTCTTTTCTCGTGCCAGTACAGAACGTCCGAGAGGTCATTGCGAAGCCGGTTAGCGTGGCACTCGCGGCACACCGCTTTGCGCAGGCTGTGTGAATATCGGTCCGGCACGGCGGCTGGACGCTCACGACAGACTTTGCACTTCGCGCTCACGGCTCATCCCCGTACGGTCGGCGCTCGACGAACGTCGTAGGCTGTTCCCCGATGAGTACTAATTGACTACTAATCGGTTTGGAATTAGTACTCGGATTCGCCACCATCCACTGAGGGAGGCGGAGAACGCCCTCGGGGTTTTGGAGGGGGATGTTGAGGGTCATGGCTTCTGCCCCCTTATCTGCTTGGCGCGGTCACAGATCGCATCAAGGGCGCCCTCGATGTCCTTGAAACTTGCGTAGCTGTACGTTCGGCCACGCGGGTTCTTGGTATCCCAATCAGCCAAGTCATCCGCGAGACGGCGCAGGGATTCGAGTTCGGACGGATAGCACTTCGGGCAAAGCGAGTCCTGGTACCCGTGCTCGCAGGGTGCGTCTGGTAGCTTGTCGCCGCGGTGGATGCTCATACGAGCCCCGACTTTTCGAGCAGCCACACTCGCTCTTGCTCGTCGAATTCTGGATCGCCAGGGAACAGGCCGTCGTGCTCGTATTCCGTACCGCATCCGCAGCATTCGATGTAATGGCCATTGCCATCGTGAGCGATGTGTAGATCGTCGGAACCGCACTCGCAAACTGCTGGGCACGTCGGTCTGTTGCTCATCGTTGCTCCATAGAAGGCGGCACGGCATTGCCATAGAATCGACATTCCGAACAGACCTCACCGACCTTGAAAACTACTTCCATTTCTTGCGCGAGCTTGGCCTTGCGGCAAAGAACGCACACCCGAATAAGCGGTCTGTCGTAAACTGAATCTGTCGGTGATTGATTGAAGTTTTGGCTCATCGTCATTACCCCATGTTTGTGCAATGCGCAGCCGAATGACGCCCGCCGCACTCGGGGCAATAGATCACGTAAACGCACACCTCGTGAGCGCGGCGCGAATAGCCACCGTCGTAGTACATCTCGCCTAGCTGAATCAGCCGGCAGCAGATGTAGCACTCGTGCATGCTGTAACACTTGCGCAGCGGGAAGCTGGTAATGGGTTTTCGCTTCGCTCTCACCACGCCCACCACACCACCGCCGCCACAACAGCGACCGCGAGACGGATGAGGCGGGCTCGGGTTATGTCGCTCAGCGGGGGCTTATGTTCGATTCCGCACGAAAGGGGCGGCGATTCAGGTAGATTCGACCGCATAACAACTAGACGGCTTTCCGGCGACGTTCGCGCTGACGGAAAAAGCTGTGAAGCGGATCGATTGTGCTTAGACGATGCGACTTGTATTCCCGGCGGGCGACCTTCTCGATAGTTCGCAGGGGAACCCCGCTACCGTCCGATACTTCATCCCAGCGCCCCTTCCACTCGGTCAGCCGCTGGACTACGTACTCGTGAATCGATTCGCTCATGGTGTCGCTGAGCATAGACCCTATTTAGGGTCATTGCAACCCGGAACAGGGCCGACGGAATCAGTAGCATTTTCCGCTATGGGAAATACTCGACGGTCCAAGCGGGACAAACCACAAGGAACGCTGCGCGTTCACCTGGCCGACAACATCAAGGCACTGCGCGATCTAAAGTACAAAGAGCTATTGTCGGAAACTGCCAGGAACAAGGCGCTTGCCAAAGACTCCGACGTGTCTGCCAGTCAGATACAGCGCATCGTCAAATACGAACTCGGAACAAGTGTCGATCACATCGAGGCGATTGCCCGCGCCCTCGATACCAGACCCCAAGACTTGCTGACGCCGTACTTCGCGGCTAAGCATACGTCCGGCCCAATCACACTTCGCACCCGACGCCGACGGGCTTAGCCCGCCCGTCAACGGCCCGACTTTCGACCGCCCAAAACGACCCTAATCAGGGTTGACAGAGCCCTAATTAGGGTTTACTCTGGCTCCGCAATGAACCAGGGCACTAATAACCGCTACGCACCAGGGACCACGGTTTCGCCCTCCATCGTTGTTGTTGTACCGGACATATTACCCGTCAGCGGGAAGGTTACAAGGGCTAACCACTGAGACGCAAAACCGAACCGGAGACGAGAGTGAACACACGATTTGCACAGATTGATGGCCGTCCCGCTACTGCGCTCCGTCGCGCCATCAAATCCCGTAACTGGTACGTGCTGCAAGCGCGGTACGCGCGGGCTGCGTTCAATGCCGAACTGGATGCCGGGCTGATCGTCACGAACCGCCGGCCGATGTCGTTTTGGGTTGAGCAAGCGCGGCGCGCTAACCGTTCGGTTCTATTTGAACTCACATGGGCGCGTGAAAACGGGAGGGCTGCTGCATGAGTACCACCATCCTCACCCGCCTCTCCACCTGCCACCGCCGTCTCGACGAAGCCAGCCGCGAAAGGCTCGCGACGATACGGGAGACGCGGGCGCATCTGAAACGGGTTGACCGGGAGATAGCGGCGATGAATGGGAAGGCGGCGCGGTTGGCGCGTTCGTCATGAACGAAACGACCGACCCGGTGTACGCACTCGCGAAAGCCGCGCTGGATTACGTGGAGGTTATCGGTAGAACGAAGTTCAATATCGACGATGCTGGCGAAGCTCTGAAAGTTTTGAAGCTCGCGGCGTTCGAGTACGTGGAGAGCGAAGCAATTCTCGCCGAACAGCGAGCGTTGAACGAACGTCATTCCAAGGCTAACGGGTAGGAGAGAGGACGTGAGTAATCAACAGGAGAAACAAAGTGACCAGACCTAAGCTAAAAGAGCGCGCAGTCCTCGTGACCACGGCTCATCGTGGAGTATTTTTCGGGTACGCCAGCAAAACCGATGGCGACACCATCCAGTTACGTGCGGCTCGTAACTGCCTCTACTGGCCGAGTGGCCAGAAAGGTTTTCTGGGGCTCGCGAGCGTCGGGCCGATTAGTGGTTCACGTGTTGGCCCTGCGGCGGACATCGAAATTCGCAACATCACGTGCGTTGCCGAAGTAACGCCGGAAGCTGTCAAGGCTTGGGAAGCGTCGCCGTGGGCGCGGTAATTCTGCGCGGCGAAGTCGCGCATGAATTGTCCGGGGACGGGTACGGGGACGGGTACGGGGCCGGGGCCGGGTACGGGGCCGGGGACGGGGCCGGGTACGGGGCCGGGGCCGGGTACGGGGCCGGGTCCGGGGCCGGGGACGGGGACGGGTACGGGGACGGGTACGGGTACGGGTCCGGGTACGGGGACGGGTACGGGGACGGGGACGGGGCCGGGTACGGGGCCGGGTACGGGGAC